CGCAAGCAGCCGTCGTTCACCGAGGATTACCTCAAGACCGTAGCGCCCGGTCGCGACATCCTCGACATTCGCCACCTGTCGCACATGCGGGACAGTTTCATCGCGCCGCTGTTGGAAGAACACATCTGGCGCGACCGGGTACATGCCAATTTTAACCAGATGCGCGGAGACGAATATGGAACTATCACGGGCCGCCTATCGTGCGATAGCCCCAACCTACAACAGGCTCATAAGCGCGACGCTGAGCGTGGCCGTATGCTGCGTGGCCTATTTATCCCCGACGAAGGAAAAATCTTCGCCGAAGTTGACTATTCCCAGTGCGAACCGCGCCTGCTCGCTTACTATTCAAGGTGCAAAGTTCTGCTCGACGGATACCGGGCAACTCCGTCTGTCGACGCTCATACCGCCGTTGGTAAAGCTATCAGCTTCGGTCGATGGGACGAATCTGATCCTGATGCCAAGGGGTCGGTGAACAAGCCGCTCCGAGAAAGCGGCAAGCGCGTCAATCAGACCCTGATCACCGGGGGCGGCAAGGGTGTGATCGTGGCCCGCTACGGTGTGCCGCTGGCCGAAGTCGACAAGATATGGCGCGACTATTTCAAGGCGATGCCTGAAATCAAGGAACTGCAGGATAAGGCCAGCAAGCGCATGCGCAAGCGCGGCTACGTGGTGTCGCTGCTGGGGCGCAGGTCGAGATTGAATGACGACCGGTTCTACGTCGCCGTTAACCGCTTGCTCCAGTGCGGCAACGCCGACGTGATCAAGTTGAAGATGGTCGAGATCGACGATTATATGGAATCGCAGGGACGTCCTCCCATCGACGTGCTGCTCAACATCCACGACGCTCTGCTATTTCAATTTGACGAGAGCGCCCGCGTGCACTATAATAGGTGCCTTGAGATCATGTGCGCGTTCGGCCCCGACGACGAGATCACGCTCGACATTCCCATCGAAGTCGACGACGGCGAGGGCGAGACGTGGGCAGAAGCGACATTCGGGCCGGAGAAATAGGATGCCGTTTGGTTATTTTGGGGCTAAACACGGGTTGGCCAAGTTCTACCCCGCACCCACCCACAACACCATAATTGAACCATTTGCGGGGTCCGCCGCGTATTCGTGTAAATGGGCCACACCCGATACTCATGTAATACTTAGGGACATCAATCCTGACGTAATAGGCTTGTGGTATCGACTACAAGGAATGTCGGTGGATGAATTGATGGCTATACCAATGCCCGTTAAGGGCGAACGGACCGTTGAACCCCTTATAGCTGCTGCCAGCGGTGAACAGGGGATGGCCGTCCTAGCGGGAAAATCTAGGCAAATCACCGATCGCATGGCCAAATCGTGGCCTAGGCTCAGGCAACGGATCGCGACTGCATTGCCTATGATAAAAAATTGGGACGTTCAGTTGGGGGACTATTCGTCTATTAAAAACACAAAGGCCACGTGGTTTGTCGACCCCCCATACACGTCCAAGGCAGGAAGTAGGTCCGACGATGGAAGCCGCACAAAAGTGACAGAGGGCACTAAGGGGGCGGGTGGGGATAGATATAGTGAGCATGGGGTAGGTTTTAACTCGCACGACGATTTGGCCAAATGGTGCCTGTCTCGTAAAGGGCAGTTGATAGTTTGTGAACAAATGCCCGCTGATTGGTTGCCATTCCAACCGTTCAGAACTCAACGCAATGGAGTGGGTGCGGGAATCCAGTCTACTCGCACCGAAGCTATGTACGCGAGGATTAAATGAAAACCTTAGGTATTTGGTTCGATACTAATTGCAAGGAACCCCCAAAAATGAGCGATAAGGAATTTCAGGCCAAAGTGCTGCTATTTCTGGCGAAGTTGATGGCTGATCTCAAGGTGCCGGCCAACTCTACGTCGGCCATGATGTTGTTGCGCCTCATAGAAGATGCAGAGCGGGACCTGTGATGAAGACCTTCGGTATTCTGGTTCGTTTCGCCGATCTCCCTAACGATATCGGCATGGACGACGTCAAGCGTATGGCGTCGGACATCATCATGTCGATTCCCGACGAGACGCCGTCGCCGGAACATGGCAAGTGCTTCGAGATCGGCGTCGGAAACGTGCGGCGGGTACCGAAGGATAAGCTACAATGAACGAACTCCAGATGCAAAAGCTGGTCATCGATTCCGTCATCGAAGGGGGCGGCCGGGCTATGAAGCTTCAAAACGAGTTTGTCCGAGGCGTTTCGGACCTGCTCGTCAAGATGCCGGGCGGGGTACCGTTCTTCCTTGAGGCCAAGCGCACCGACCTTGGCAAGCGCACCCTGGGTCTATTACACCACGAATTCAAGTGGGACGTTTCACAACTCCAGAAGAATTTCCTTCGCGACTGGCACAAGGCCGGCATGAAATGCGGCGTCGTGTCGTTCGTGCAGTTGACGGGGGGCGACATTCGATCACTCCGCATGGCCATATACCCATATCTTGACTGCGTCGAGCAGGGGTGGACCGGGTCTCTGGCCGACCACGTCGAACTGGGTGACCACGTCCAGCGAAGCATCACAATACGAACCCTTCTCAACGCATTCAAACAGGTGCCCTGATGGCTAATCGACTACTTACCGCAGACCAGATCGTGTCGTTGTTCACTCGCTCGATGGTGGGGGAGGCTTTCACCACCCACCCCGCCAGCGACGAGACCCATATCAAGATAGTTCACATGGGAACGGGCCTGTCGGAAGATTTCACGACTCAGGACCGTATTCTGTCGGATGGGGATTTCATCAAGAACCGCATCGTGCCGTTCGAAGCGCGGGTACGGTCCAGTTACAAGGCGTCGGAGCGTTACGCCCCATGTTCTTTGCTTGGCGAGCGCGGCAAGACCCATGGGGACTACGACCAGATGGCTGCCGTCATTCAGTCTATCAAGTTTGCTATGCAATCCGGCAACTGGGAGGACCTTACGGCCACCCAGAAGGAAAGTTTAGACTTGACAGCCACCAAGATCGGGCGTATAGTCTGCGGCGATCCTAATCACCGGGATCATTGGGACGATATCATCGGTTACGCAACACTGGCGCGGGATCGAATTCCCGTAAAGAAGGGCTAGAACTATGCTTGACGGTTTCATTCAGCGCGGCAAGATGTCGTTCATTCTCGGCGGTCAATTCGGATCGGAGGGCAAGGGCGCTGCAAGTGCCTGGGCCGTCACTGAACTGGTCAAGACCGGACGGGCGTTCGATATCATCACCACGAACGCGGGTGTCCAATCTGGACATACCAGCATCCACGAGGGCAAGAAGCGCGTGCTGTTTCATCTGCCGACTGCGGCGATGTTTTGCGACGCCCCTGTACATCTGAACGCCGGATCGATCATCGACCCGGACGTATTGTTTCGTGAATTCGACGAGAACCCGGATTTCCGCTACACTCACCGCCTGACCATTGATCCCTTTGCCGCCGTCGTCACTCAAGAGTGCCGCGACGCCGAAATGGCGAACGACAGCGCGCAGACCAAGATCGCGTCGACCCGCAAGGGTGTCGGTCAGGCGCTGGCGCGCAAGGTGCTGCGGTCTGGCATGGTCGCCAAGGACCACCCGCGACTGCAGCCTTTCATTTTTCAATTCAGTATGAACGATGATCTCTCCAAGGGCGCTTCTATTCTCGCCGAAGTCCCGCAGGGCGTGTCGCTGTCGCTCAACGGCGGTTTCTATCCTCATACCACGAGCCGCGACTGCACCGTGGCGCAGGCAGCCTCCGACGCCGGCATCCACCCGCATTTCGTCGGCCAGACGATGCTGGTGCTGCGCACGTTCCCGATCAGGGTGGGGAACATCAATCGTACCGCAGAAGAGATTCGGGAGACAATGACCGCATATGAAAGCAAAGACCCTGAACAGTATAAGGGGTATTCCGGCGGCGTCTACCCTGACCAGTATGAGATATCGTTCGACGATCTCGGCGTCGAGGCCGAAATCACCACCGTCACCAAGCGTGTGCGCCGGATTTTCACCTGGTCCGACCAGCAGGTGGTCGACGCCATTCGCGTCTCGCGACCCAGCGTGATTTTCCTGTCGTTCTGCGATTATTTGCGCGGTGATGGGCAGGCAGGACAACCTTATATCACGGACGAGTTGGTACGCAAGGTCCGTGGTTTGTGTCGCGCCGAAGGTCTCGGTAACGTCGAGGTTCTGACCGCCTTCGGCCCGACCACGGCGGACGTGCGGGTCAACGAGAGCCGCTGAAATGACGACAGCGGCGATAATAGGAGCTACGAACATGACTTTACCCAAGGACTTGTCAGGGCACCCAGAACACCTAGTCATGGGTGTCCGCGACGAAGTGGCTGAGTTTGCGGTGGCTATGGAAGCCAAGCTTCGCAAGAACGACCACAAGACCGGCTGGAAGGATCAGCCCATCGAGGCCCACATCAAATTGATGCGAATCGAAATGATGGAGTTCGACGTGGCGCTGGAATTTCTCGGCGACGAGGAAGCCGCCAAGGAATGCGTCGATATCGCGAATTTCGCCCTGATCGTGCGCGACAAGCTGCTGGCGCGGATCGCGGCGAAGAAGGAAGCGGAGCGCCGGGAAAACAACCGCGAACCCGGCACGCTGGTACAGAAAGGGTGTGACGTCGAGGGCTGCGGTGCACCCAGCTATGCTACCAATTGTGGCCATCCCAAGTGCATGATGCCCCCTTTCTAAAAACAGGAATTTGAAATGCCATACCAGAAGCTTTTCCCGCCCGAACTTCGCACCGCGTCAATAGTCCCGCGCTGGTCCGTAGTGTGGACCCTGAACAAGGATACCGTGGCGAACCATTCATATTTCGTCACGTTCTACGCGCGGCAGATCGCCAAGCTGATCGGGTGGAAGGGCTCGTACGAGGACCTGATGTACTACGCGCTGGTGCATGATCTCGACGAGACGGTGACGGGGGACATCGTGTCGCCGGTCAAGGCGGCAATCGTAGATAAACAAGCCTCCGATGTTTACGTAGACAATCACATGAGCCGGACCATGCCGGATGTCTTGGCAAATACTGCTCGGATAATGGACCCGTTTAATGAAGACCAATCAGGGAAATTCGACGAGCCCTCCGATATCAAGCTTATCGTCAAGGCAGCCGATCGCCTCGACGCCCTGTTGTTCCTGATCACCGAGGAACGGTTGGGAAATTCGATCATTATGAAGCGCACCCCGGACGCCCAATCGTTGCTGCGTCAGGCCTGGATGGATTTGCCCGGTATCGACGAAGCTGGTAAAAAGTTTACGTACGAGGTTATGCTTGAAGAAATTTCACACCACAGGTCCGGGGGTGGTTTCGGTGTCTGAAACATTGACCTTGTACGTACACTGTGCTTGCAACGACGGCTTGGCCCCCAGTGAAGCCGAGGTGGATGCCATGTTGGATAGTCTTAATTATAGGGCTGCAGCCAGACTACTTGGCAAACACGTGGCACAACGAGAATGGTTCGGTACTTTGCCGTTTTCAGACAGTCTTGGCTTTGCGATATATCGGGATTTTGAATGACCACCGATTGGCACCTGAACCACGCCCGTTTCGGCACTAAGCCCTGGGCTGTACAAGTCGAGGCTATGCGTCGTTCTGCCCCACACAGAAAATACGCGTTATTCGCCGAGCAGGGACTTGGAAAAACTGCAATGGCTCAGAACGCCTTTATCGACGACGATGACACCGACGTCCATCTGGTGCTCTGCCCGAATTCGTTCAAGAACGACTGGGTGCTGGCCCCTGAGGAATGGGGCGTAGGTTGGATGCCTGTCGGTATGTGGCCGCGCAACCCCATCCCGACCAACGAAGAATATATCCAGTACGCCATCAACTTCGAGTCCGCGCGCAAGAGCAAGCTGAACGACCTGCTCCGGTTATGCGAGAAGCGACGTGTCCGGCTGACTATCGACGAATCCGCGATCCTCGCCAACCCCGGCACCGAATCCACCAAGGGTATGATCGAGATCGCCAAGCGCGCCGACCGGGTCTGGCTGCTGAACGGCACGCCCCTGATCAAGAACCCTGTCGACTATTTCGGCCAGTTGCGCGCCATCGGTCGCCTAAACGGCTGGAATGCTACTAATTTCAAGAACCGGTTCGCCGTAACTGGGGGTTGGAAAGGAAAACAACTCTTAAACGAGATCAAAAACGAGACCGAGTTAGCTACCATCCTCGACGAGTGTTCGTTTCGTGCCCTCAAGGCCGACTGGCGCAAGGACCTGCCCCCCAAGGTACGGACGCCCATTCATCTTGAAATGTCAGCCAAGCAGCGGGTCCATTACGATGAAATGATGGACGAGTTCTATACCATGGTTGACGGCGAGGAAATCACCGCGCAACTGGTGCTGACGCAGATGGACAAGCTGCGCCAGATATCATCGTGCGTCCTGATGAAGGACGGCAATGAATATTTCTTCGAGGAAGACAAGAACAACCCTAAGCTACAGGCCCTGTACGACATCGTGTCGTCCTGTCCCGGCAAGATCATCGTGGTCTACAACTACAAGGCGTCGGGCACGCTGTTACGGGAGTCGCTGACCAAGAAGGGTCTCAAGCCCGCCTATATCAAGGGTGGGATGAAGCCCGAGGAACTGTCGCGCCAGAAGGACATGTTCAATAACGACCCCGACTGCCGGGCCATCGTGTGTCAGGAACTGGCCTCGTGCCGGGGACATACGCTGATCGGGCAGACCGGAAAAGACAGGTGCGCCACTATGTATTTCTACGAAAATTCCTTCTCGTACTACCAGCGCGCCCAGATGGAGGACCGCAATCATCGCGGCGAGCAGGACGAGACTTGCAACATATATGACCCGGTCGTCAGCCCGATGGATGCTCTTACAGTTGAAATTCTGACCAATAAGAAAGACATGGCGGACGGCCTCGATCAGGTGGTGGCCAAAATACGGGAATTGAGGGGTTGACTTGCAAGTCTCGGTGTGATAGGATATAGGTTCGATCACGCAGGAGATAGACCATGAAGACCCCTAATCCTCTTTCCTCTGTCATCATCCGGTTGCGTGAAGGTGCAGTTTCTGCTGCCACCGCGCACCTGGGCTGGGAACTTATTGTTGACGGTCTCTATGTTGGCAACTTTGCGTCCAAGGCCGATGCCGAAGCTGCCGCCATCCAGATGACCGTGGGGCTCTGATATGACCCTCGAAATCCCTGCCTTCCTCCGCATCCCGGCCGATGTTCGTCGCGCCGCTTGGCTCGCCAGCCCCCCGCGCCCTATGCCGAAGTTTATCCCGGTCGCCATCGCGACGGACGCGGACACTGAGGCCGCACTGGCCGAGATCGCGGAGGAAAAACGTCGCGCGAGCCTGAACCGCATCGCCAAGATGAAATCCAAGATGTCGCAGGGCAAGGTCAGCATCAAGACCCATCGTTGGAATGCGGGGCGCGGGCGGTTCGAGCCCTTGGCCGCGCCGGAATGGAAGCTGCAGCGCGGGCGAGAGGAACACGTCCGGTTCATGGAAATGTACCCGGACGCGAGGCCGCTGGAGGAAAAACCAATGTATCATGTGGCTAAGAATTACTTGATACAGTCACAGAATACACACAAAGTCGCGCTGCCCTCTACCGGCCCTAATCTCGATCTCGTAACCAAGGACAACGCCGAACGTGTCGCCCGTCGCAACGGCGTCTGGAAGGACAGCTACGGCACGTTGCAGGCCGGGTTGATGACCATGTCCGTCAAGAACAGGCTTAAACGGCTTGTTAAGGACGGCCATGATATCATGTGGGACTGAAAAACACAAACAGGAGTTAGGAATATGTTGAGACAGATCGGTATCATGTTGATCGAGGCAGGAGGCATCGCGGTCTGCCTGTCGATCTTCATCGGATTTTGGGTGGCGACACCATGACCACTCAGTCCCGTGCCGACAACCTCTTGCAGGCTTGGCAATTGCTTCGTCGGCAGGGCGTCCCGGCCGACGCCCGCCTCCCCATCATCGACGCGCTCTGTGAAATGGAGCGCGCTAAGCAGGATTCGAAGAAATGAGCGAACTGTCGCCCAAGGCCCTCAAGGCCATTGCCACCGTCGAAAAGCTGATGCGGCTCGCCGGCAAGAATCCCAACGAGGCCGAGGCTGCGGCGGCATCGGCCAAGGCCATGGACCTGCTCGCCAAGTATAACCTCGACATGTCCATCGTCGAGCAGAATTCCGGCGACAAGGGCAAGCGCGAAGACGCCAAGATGGCTGGGGGTCTATACCATTACCAGCGGGACCTGTGGCAGGCTCTGGCCGAACTGAATTTCTGCATGTACTGGAATCAGTACCGGTATGACAAGGACAAGTCCGAGAAGCGACGACGTCCCAGCTACACGTTTCAGCACCGGCTGGTCGGTCGCACCGTCAATGTGACGGCCACTCGCACCATGGCACAATACTTGGAGCAGACAATCGAACGCCTGACCCGTGAACGCATGGGCGGCGACGGCAAGCAATTCTTCACCCGATACGCGATCTCCTACCGCGAAGGCATCGCGGCCCGCGTCGAGGAAAAGATATACGAGCGCCGACGCCATCTTCTGGCCGAAGAAAGGGCCAAGGAAAAAGCTGCCGAGAAGGCGGCGCGTGCAGCCGGGCGCGAAGGCGTCAGCACGTCGACGGCCCTTACGCTGGCCTCCCTGCGCCAGTCCGAAGAGGACGCCAACAATGACTTCCTGTATGGTGAGGGTTGGTCCGCAAAACAGCGCGCGGAAGCTTTGGCTCGCGCCGAGGCCTCGCGCATCGCGGAGGAAGAATACACCCGCTGGGCGAAGGCTAACCCCGAGGAAGCCGCCAAGGAAGCGGAGGAACTTCGCAAACGCCAACGCGCTTATCGCCCTAGCTACGGTAGGGCCTCCTATCGCGACACCAAGCAGCGCGACGACGGCGCATATTATTCAGGCTACGACGCCGGGGCGAACGTATCGATTGACCCGCAGGCTGATGGGCGCAAGAACGGAGGGCTGTTGAAATGACCAAGGAAGTCGGCACGTTCCGGGCCTATCGCAATGTCAAGTTCACGGCGGAGTCCTTGGTTACGGTGCAGCAGGCCCGGCAGATCACATCTGAATATGAGGCGCAAGGAATTCCAATGTCCTTGCGCCAACTCTATTATCAGTTCGTGTCGCGCAACTGGCTGCCGAATTCCCAGGCGTCGTACAATCGCCTTGGCAACATCGTATCGGACGGTCGCATGGCAGGCCTGATTTCGTGGACCGCCATCGAAGACCGGGGCCGCGATCTGCGGGGGCTGGAGCATTTCACCGGCCCCAAGCACGCCTTTGGTTCTACGATGGGTACATATCGTCTCGACAAGTGGGCCAATCAGCCTATTCGGCCAGAGGTATGGGTGGAGAAGGAAGCTCTGGTAGGCGTCATCGGCACAATCTGCAACCAACTGGAGGTAGATTACTTCGCTTGCAAGGGCTATAATTCCCAGTCCGAAGCATGGCGAGCCGGTCGAAGATTTGCTGGCTATGTTCAGAAGGGCCAGCGTCCTGTCGTGTTTCATCTTGGGGACCACGACCCGTCTGGCTTGGACATGACCCGCGACAACCGAGAGCGTCTGGAATTGTTTGCCGGGGTGCCGGTCCAGGTGGTCCGGCTGGCCTTGAATATGGACCAGATCGAGAAATATGCCCCACCCCCAAACTACGCCAAGATAACGGACAGCCGCTACGCTGATTACCAGCGCCAATACGGCGACGAAAGCTGGGAACTCGACGCTCTCAGCCCCAAGATCATTCATAATTTGATCGAGGGTGCGGTTCTCAAGTGCCGGGATCGCGTCAAGTGGGACGAAATGGTTTCGATGGAGATCGAAGACAAGCGTATCATGGAAGACATGATCGAGACACTTGACTTGTAAGGTCGGACGTGGTTTTCTGTCCTTTCAATTCAACGCAGGAGTTACACGATGCCCTTCTCCCCGCAGCAGCAGACCGTCATTGACTGGGTTCCGGATGGAACTGGCAGCGCTTTCGTCGAGGCCGTCGCCGGGTCCGGCAAGACCACCACCCTGATCGGCGCGCTGCCCGACATGCAGGGCTCGGTGGCCTTCGCGGCATATAATACCAAGATCGTCAAGGAAATCAAGCAAAAGCTGATCAACAAGGCCGACCGCGAGCATGAGGCCTTCGACCCGGCCTATATCGGCATCAACAACCGGGTGAACGTCAAGACGTTCCACGGGTTCGGGTTTGGGGCGTGGAAGTCGGTGTACCCCGGGGTTGAATTGGACGACTTGAAAAAAGAGCGTACCACGGTAGCTGAACTAGGCATCCCTAAGATGTTGCAGGGACTTGTGTTCAAACTGGTCGGCCTCGCCAAGCAGTCGATGGGGGGCCTCGCGTGGCAGGTCGACGACCATTCTAATTGGTACAAGATCGTCGATCACTTCGATCTGGCCTACGAGATCGAGGACGAGAAGCTGATTGAACAGGCCATTGGCTTCGCGGTCCGTGCGCTGCGCCTGCACTATAAGATGGGTAGGAACATTATGTCGTTCGACGACATGATCTGGCTGCCCGTGATTTCGGGCTGTAAGGTCTGGCAGAACGACTGGGTCATCGTCGACGAGGCGCAGGACACCAATCCGGCCCGTCGCGCGCTGGCCCGCAAGATGCTCAAGGCTGGTGGCCGGTCGCTGTGGGTCGGGGACCGCCACCAAGCGATCTACGGGTTCACCGGAGCGGACGCAGATAGCGTCGACCAGATCATCCGCGATTTTAATTGCAGGGAATTGCCGCTGACTGTTACATTCCGTTGCCCCAAGGCCGTAGTTGAGAAGGCGCAGGAAGTGGTCTCCCATATTCAGGCCCACGAGAGCGCGCCGGAAGGTGAAGTCCGGGAAATGAACGCCGAGACATTCGGGAAAATGGGTCTTATCTCGGACAAGACTTTAGACAATTTCCATCCCACTCTCGACGCTATCCTTTGCCGCAACACCAAGCCCCTCGTCAAGATGGCATACCAGCTTATCAAGAAAGGCATCGCCTGTCACGTCGAGGGCCGCGACATCGGGCTGGGCATGGTCAAGCTGGTGAACCGGTTCGACACCAATTCCCTGAACGAACTGGAAGACCGTCTTATTGCCTATCGGGAGAAGGAAGTCGAAAAGCTGATCGCCAAGGGCAAGGAAACCGCCGCCGAGGCCCTGTCGGATCGCGTCGATACCGTGCTGGTGATGATGGAGGACAAGACCCTCAAGACCGTCATCGACCTGCAGGACCGCATCTATGGGTTGTTCCTCGACGGTGACAAGGAAGCCAAGCCGACGTTGACCTTGTGCACCGTGCACCGGTCCAAAGGTCGCGAGTGGAAGCGAGTCTTTCTGTATGGCAAGGACGCCTATATGCCGTCCAAGTTCGCTCGGCAGGCTTGGCAACTCCAACAAGAGGCGAACCTCGTCTATGTAAGTTACACGAGAGCCATGTCCGAATTGGTCCTAGTGCAGGCTTCCGAATGAAATGCCCCGAGACTCAGAAAACCTTAAACGTTGGCGGGATGCTCGGTACCCCTTAGTGAAGGACGAGTTAAATCGCCAACGTAGTCAAAATCGCAAGGAAAGACGAGCTAATATGTCTTCGGAGGAAAAATCCAAGATATTAGAGACCAAACGTAACAATTACCGTCATGGGGACAAAACCTATCACGCGGCTCGTACCAAACGATACCGGGTTAAGCTTAAGATGGACGTAATCAAGGCTTATGGTGGGTGCTGCTCATGCTGTGAAGAGGACCACCCAGATTTCCTGACTGTCGACCATGTGAAAAACGATGGCAACGTCCACCGCCGCACTCTTAAAGGTACTCAAAATTTGTACCGCATGTTGCGGGACGCCGGCTACCCTAAAGATGACTACACCGTTCTTTGTTTCAATTGCAACATTGCACGCAGCCTGTTCGGCACGTGTCCACACCAGAGGACCTGAACCATGTCTGATTCCCACTACCCCCCTTCCGTCGTCGCTTTCCTCGCAGAGCAGGACCAGATTCGTGCCCACCGGGACCGGCTGGCTGCGGACCTGAAATGGCAGAAAGACGAAACGACGCGTTTCGACAAGCTGCTTGAAATGGAGCGTTTCAAGACTGAGCGTCTCCATGTCGAAATCGATCGCCTGTCGGCCCGTTCGGAGACCTATGGCCGCGTCGTCCATCGCCTCGTCGCCAAGGTCGAGACCATGGTATTACTGATGTCGGCGCAGATCGTCGAGATCAAGGACGAGATCGAACGCTCGCAGTTCGCACCGCCTGAACGGGAGAAGACCGAAGAGCCGGAACCTGATTATCATGAACGCCATCAAGTCATGGAAATGGCCGAGGCTCTAGATAATCTGCCGCCCGGCAAACTGGGCAAGATCATGCAGACTATTTCAGAGCAGCGCCGGCCTCGTCTCAATGACGTGGTGTCGTCCGTACAGGAGATCGGGGACGACGAGCTTATCAGCGCCGAGGAAATCGGCCGTCTCGGTGCGGGCTTTCCGACGCCGGAGGAACTGCCGGACACGTCGAGTGCCGAAGACTGGCGTAACCAAGATAAAGTGCGAGACGGAACATCGCAGACGGAAGTGGAATTTGTACCCAAGCCAGTGAAGCGAAGCGAACCTAACACCACGACCCGCTCTACTCCTCATGTGCCGTCGCGCCCTGAAATGACCGTTAAAATCCGTGACCTTGGGGCTGAGATGGGTATGGAACCACTATATCGAGCTTCGCAGGAGCAGTTGGGGAAGGTCGACGCGGCTGCTTCGAGGACATCTCGCACCCCCATGCCTCCGCCACCGGAGTTTACGCGACGCTCTTAGACGGGTCCGGACCCACCACCGCCGCGCCGAGTGGTCGAGGCGGGTCCCTCAAAAATCAGGCGCTCGATGCGATTGAACCGATCATCGATCTTCCGGTCCAGGGTGTCGAACGATTTTTGGTGGGATTCCACCTGGACCTGATGGTCTTTTTTCTGCAGGTAGTGACGCTCCGAATATAATGCCTCGTCGTTGACTTTTTGCTTGATCGCGGCGATAGTCTCACCGAATTTTTCAAACGTGTCGTTGTGTTGGTCGACGGCTTCCTTGCGGGCCTTTTCGACGTCCATGTTCAGTTCGGCCAGATTTTGCGTCGTCTCGGATCGTAATTTGTCGATACTGTCGCCGGCCACCTTGGCGCTGGCCTTGATCTCGTTGGATAAGTCTTCCTTCATCTTGTTTTCGCGCGCGGCCTGATTCCAGGCTCCGCCGCGTATCTGGACGATGACGTTCAGCAGGAACCCGCCGACAGCCATCGTGGCCAGCACCCATGGTAAATATTCACGCGGTTCCGACCCTGCAGCCGGGGCAGCCTGTGCCAGAGCCACACCGACGTACGTTACGGCGAGCACCACCACCGTCGCGGGTAAAGCCCTCATGCGCTGGGCGCTTTCGGGCAGTTCTGGCGATAGAACAGTTCGTTGGCGAGAAGCCGTTTCTTGACCCCTGACGGGGCGGTGATGACGCCGTCCCCCTTTTCCACGATAACCTTGTTGTACACCACACAGAAGGAATCGATTTGTTCGGGGGTGCAGCTACTTGGGCTCAAGGTCACGGAGAGCAGCATCAACGTCAGTATCGGATAGCGCATTGACCTTCTCCATGATGGCCTTACCGGCAGCGGTCTTGGCAAGAATGTTCTGTGACGTCTTGGCGATTTCAGCATCCGCCCCAGCCTTCATCCACTTGTTCTGCTGCGCCATGCTGGTCAGTGCTTCTGCCAGCTTGAGCAACGAAACGATGATGGATAGAACGACCGAGGCGGTACTGATCATGGCGCGTCAGCCCCCGGCTGCGCGGACGGCGGTGACGATGGCCGGCGTGGCCGCGATCACGTCCTTGTTTTCCGTGGCATTCGCAATTTCGGGGGTCGTGACCACCGTGGTGCCGGGCTGGCTGCCGACCGTCTCTGCGAGGGTGACGGTCTTGGTGAACATACCCATGACGACGGCAACGATGGCAAACACGACGGACGACACCAGCGTGTTCCAGGTAGCCTGGTCGAGCAGTGGGAACTTCGAAGCCAGCCACGCGACGGCAAGGCCGATAAGCGGAGTGAGGATGGTCTTAATTTGCGTCATGTTCATGGTGAAAGTTCCTTCTAAGGTTCAGGGGGAATATAACATAGACAGTAGTGGAACGCTAGTCTACACGTACGGAGTTCCAGCTTCCAGCATGGCGCGGACCTGCGCCGTGGATTTGCCGGTGTGGAGTTCGTAGTGCGGAGTATCTTTAATTGATTTCCAATCGCCGCCCCAGTCGAGGCCGACCGGCTTGATCAGCTTCGCGGCGTCGACGTACGCCTTGTTTTCGGTGGCGTTCTTGCCGGTGTAGTAGGTCCTACCCTTGAAAATGCCAATGTCAAACGCGATCCCAAAATTGTGGTTGGACGACCCCGCCTTGGCGTTGGTCACGATACTGCCGGGCGCGCTGCGGCCCTGGTTGTACAGCTTGGTCTGTTCGGCGTAGGTGCGGGTTCCGGACAGAATCTGAACAGTGAGACCGCCGCCGAGCGCCTTGACGGCAACCATGGCCTTGCGCGCCGCAATCTGTGCCTTGGGCAACAGCGACATGATATTACCCTCGGTACGCTCGTCGAACCGGCCGTACTGCTCGGCGTACTTGACGACCAGCTTGTTGAAGGCGTCTTCGGCCTTACGCGAAAGGTCACCGTACGACCCGTCGATTTTGCCCGTGTAGAGCCCAGCGCATTTCAGGAAGCGCTGGGCGAAATAGACGTCTGCCTTGAAGTTCATGGCGTTTTATCCTTTGATTTGTCCAGAAATACCAGAGCGTCTACCTGTATTTGCCGAGCCTACCATAGTTACGGCGTTTGCGCTGCTCATGTTTCCTACCATAGTTACGAAATGGTAGCCATCAGACACACTGTAACGATTGACTGCCGCGATGGACCCCGTTGCTGTGGTGCCGTTAATGATGCCGCAAGTATCTGTGGGAACGGTAGTGCTGTCTGCTGCACTAAGGCAGGTCCAAGACGCGTCCCCTACGGCCACATTGAAACCGTTCCCTACCATGTTGAACGTAACGGCCTGATCCGCCCATGCAAGGAACTCGCAAGTAGGGGCGTTGGTGTATTGTACAAACACAGTAGTTGCTTGTGGTCCAGTTACCGTGCCGTTCGCCAACATCGGACAGCCCATAGGAATGTCGCGCTTGTTTTGCCACGAGACCACGAACCGCTGGTTGGTGTTATATACATACACCACGGACGAACTAAATGTACGAATTTGACCAATCAGTGATCTGCTGGTATTGCCGCTTTTCACCGCCTGACCAACATTTCCCGCTCCTGTGTCAATCACGTACCCGGTAGTGGAGAAATCGCAAGTAAGCGTTCCGCCGTTGTTGAACAGGTAGACATAGTAACTTGTGGAAACTGCCAAAGTCTGAGCGGCCACTCCATTCAGGTATACCGACGTAGGGTTACCGCACCCGGCTACACCGGCAGCAGGGATTTGATACACCACCCCTGCGATACGTATGGTGTCGCAACTGGCAGAACTGACGGGAGAGAAGTCTAGTAGAGTTCCTGTTACATAAGTTAAGCGTCCGCATTCCTGGGATATAACGGGAGGAGTCCCCCCAGGAGGGGTCTTCCACGTACCATCCCCGGCCCAATAGGTAGTGCTGGATGCCCCCGAACCCCCGTTTAGATTCGTAACGGGCAGATTTCCAACCACCCCGTTGGCAAGATTGACCTGGTCCCACTGAGGATTGTTACTGGCTCCTGTGTTGGCAAGGTAACGACTTGCACTAGTGCTCTTCGCGAGTACCGTGGGAGTATTGGCGGCTGAATAGTATATCAGGTCCCCCTGCGCCGTGGTGAGGTTTGTAAGCAGCCCCCCAGACGACATATAGGTCAGACCCGAGGCAGCGTAGGCGGGTAGTAGTATGCCCCCGGCCGCGTTAGATCGTATTCTAATATTACCCAGTCCATCGGCCAGGTAGATGTTGCCGTCCACCATGACGGAATGGTCTACCTTGCCTAGCGCCGTAACGTTGGAGAGAGCGCTGCCCGCAGTTGTTGCCCCCGTATTATTGACGAACAACGTGTTACCGCTGCCCGAGACGACTCCCTTGCCAGAATAGAAACCCGCAAATACGTTGCTGCTAGCAGTAGTCACGTTAGCGCCTGAGAGCAAACCAATAGCAATATTGCCCGACCCTGATGTAATGTCGGACAGCGTGCTCCAACCCAAAGTGGTATTATTAAACGCAGTGGAAATAGAAGGAGCAAAGGCAGCACAAGATTGTGCACCAATGCAAGTATTTTGATACCCGGTGGTAAGGCCGAGACCCGTGTTGTATCCCACTGCCACGTTTTCAGCCCCAGTATGAGGGGTGCCGGTGCCCCCCACCGGGTCGTAATTGCCGCCGATGGCGTTAGCCCCTAGCGCCGTGTTGTGCGTACCCGTGGTATTGGAAAGCAACGCGGTTGCGCCAACGGCAGTGTTCTCCTGAGCCAGATTGTTGTCTGCCCATTGTAACGCGAACAGACCGATTCCTACGTTGTAATAACAAGTCGTGCACCCGTAGCCGGACTGGTAGCCAACAAACGTGTTGTTGGTGGAAACTGGAAAGGTACCCCCAGTAATTTTGTAACCAGCCGCGTTACCAACTAGCACGTTGCCTTTGGAAGTGGTCATGTCATGACCAGCAGCGAAGCCATACGCGGTGTTTTCGATGCCCGTAGTCAAAGACGTCAAAGAAGCATTGACCGCAGTATTGGCACTCCCAGTCAACGTTCCATTACCAGCATTACAAAACACATTTGACGTCCCCGGCGTAGTACAACCGCTACCGCCGCCACCACCAGAAGCAGCGATAGTAAGAGTGCCTGCCCCCGGTGTAATGGTAACATTCGCACCCGCCACCAGGGTAAGGTTACCCCTTAGTGTATTTAGAGACGTGACCGTGGCGTTAGCGCTGGCCATGTCTAGCAGGGACACCGACATTAAGGCCCCGGTGGAGGCCTTCTTGACCAGGAATTTATCATTGGCCGAATTTACCGGAGTGCCGCTAGGCAGACCGGCGATATCAAAAGCGGAACTGGACGCGACTACCGTCAAAGGATTGCCATACAGTGTGCCCGCACCGGCGGCAGCGCCGGGTGTAGAAACCGAAATGTCATTTCCGGTACATACCAGCCCCACGCCGCAGGTCAGCACGCCTTGCATACCTCCGATGGACGCCACCCCGAAATAGGAATTAGGATTGGTATCGGGGGTGGTTTTGATGACGTAGTTCAATTGGGTGGTAGGCTGGATTATGGGAGCGGCTGCAGAACTACCATTTGTATTAATAGTAATACCGGTAACAGAATTTTGTGTGGAAACCCCCGCAAGGCTGGTGATAGTTCCTGTTGGTACGTTCACACCGGCCCCGGCCACCACCGTGCCGATGGTAGTACCAGCATAAAGCGTACCGGCAGTCGTAGCATGTAAATGACTGGGGTCGGTAATACCATGATTGTGGGCCGCAAGTTCAGCCACGGTTTGTACATGGGACTGGGATCCGCACGACGCGCCCAAGCCCGGTTCGGCGCAGAATACCGCAGTAAGCCGGTTGGCCGCGATTATGCCCATGTTGTCCCGACCAGCGACGACTCGCCCTCGCAGATCAGGCATGTTAAACGTGGTCGAGCCGTTACCATTGCCGAAATTGAAAAACCGGGTGGACACCCCATTGCTCGTGATGATGGCGTTAGAACTCGCCACGACCGTGCTGCCCGACTTGGACACGACGGTGGAACCAGCGTTTAGGCACGAACTTTCTATTGCGGCCCCCACGATTAACTGGGACGTGTCCAGCAGCCCGGTAAGATTGGGGCTGCCTGAAATGCAGTTGGCATTCTGAACTGACGTCAAGACAGAATACAATTCAGGGTAAGTGGCCCGTACCAGTTGCTGGCCATAGGCAAATATGTAGGCGTTTGGGGCCGTCATGCCTGCCCAAATTTGAACCGACCCCACGGATTGTCCGTCCCCTACGGTGGCGGACCCCCCACCCCCACCGCCTGATCCGGTGGACGCAGTTACCGCGTCCCATATTGTGTTCCCGTCAGCGTCCTTGACTACCTGACGATATGACCCCGAACCAAAAGTCTGGCCCGTAGGTTGTGGGTAACCTGCAGCGTCTAGGACTACGGGATTGGTGGATAACACCGTACTGGCAGAATTTACCCACGTGTTTTTACGTACGTTGCCCCCCGGTATGTAATAGTCCACGGTACCGGCCGCGACGGGATTGCCAAGCGCATCCAGGTATTGCTGTTTGGCATTGGGCAACAGGGACGTCTGGCCAAATGCCATCATAGGCACGAGGATACCGAGCAGCGTGCCCATTACAATTTGCTTCAAGGTCTTTTTCATGCTATCCTCGTGGTCTTACAGCAGGTGGGTCTTATGAAATTCTGGTATATAGCGCTAGGACTGTGCATCCTCGATGGAGTGTTTCAGGCCTTCCGTGACCGGTTCGGTGACGACATCCTCGGAGGTATCAATCGATATCGACATGGTGAAGAACCTGACTTTATTCAGACTGAGAATTCTTGCGACGAACAACCGACGCTCCTGGTCCTGATACCGCACCGGTCAAAAGGTTTCCTCCGGCCCGCGTCCGAGCGAAGGTCTTTGCCTGACGCGCCTCTTCGTTTGACAGGCCCCGAATCAGGTCGATCATCTGAGGACCATTAGGCATCGTCAACAAGTGACCCAACTGGTTGTTGGCTACGTTGTTACGTTCGCCGCGCCGGGCATTGATCATGCCTGAAATAGTGAACTGATCGCGGATCGATGGCGGCAGATACGTGCCCGGTTTTCCGATATCGAACCCCCACTCAGGAGCGGGATTCGGCATCAATAGATTCTTGCGTTCGGCGCGGCCGACGTTGGAAGCGCCAGTGGCGTTGTTGCCCATGACGTCGAGAGCCTTGACCCCCAACAAGTGCTCCTGTTCAAGAGCCTTGATCATTTCGTCGGCCTGCTTATTGTTGCCGATCAGCAGGCGCAATTTCTCCTGATTATTGGGGGCCAACAGCTTGTTGCGCATCTGGGTGTCGCCAGTCAGCGCCGCCCCCATAGCATCTGAAATGGCCGCCCGTGCACCTATGACGCGGGCCTGGATTTCAGGCACTGACAGTCCGCGTAATTCGTGCTTGAGTTCGTCTACGGTCAACCCGGATCGTCCCCCTAGAAAGGTGTCATATCCAGCCGCGTGGTTATCCTTCAACGAGGCATAATCCGCAAAGGTCTTGCGGGCCGTGTTCCACACCTTTCCAGCGTCGGTGGTTTCGATCTCGTGGATCATATCGTTCTTGAGACCGATCAACTTGCGTGCCAGCGTCTTGTCGCCGCTGGAGTATGCCTTTTCGATGGACGAATCTAGGCCCTGCTTGACGTAGTCCCATGTCTGGGCAGTCGGAAAGTCCTTCTGCGGCCCCCCGGTGAAGAACTTGATGTTCACCGGTTCACCTGAAATGGCAGCCAGCTTCTCGGCGCGCTTGAACGCCCCGGCATTCTTGAGGCGCGGGATCAGGTCCTTTAGGCGTTCGGTGGGTGGAACCCTCATGCTGGTCCACTGGTTATACAACGGAGACGCCGCAGCCTTCTGGGCCTCAGTCGTAAGATATTCTAGTTCGACCATGTCGCGGCGAGGTGTACCCATGCCAGCGTCGGCTGCGGCCTCGATTCGGGGGCGCTGGTTGTCCATCCGCGTCTGATAGGCCTCACGCACGACGGCTTTCGGGCCGGGGGTTACGGCTGCCGCCCCCGTAAGGTCGGTCATACCTTGGTTGAGATCGCCGAGAAAACCGTGCGGCCCGATCCGATCCCGCGCAGCCGCGATGGTGGCCGGAGTCTCCCCCTCCACAGCCTGAACCAACCGGTTTACGTTGATGGGGTCGATACCCTTCAACGGCCCCTGACGGGGCAGAAAATAATTGAGGGCAGCCGACGTGCCCTTATGAGCCAGATCGCCGGCCACAGGCCCGGCCATACCCACTCCACCTCCGAGCAACGCGCCGGTACCGATATTATCCCCGCGCAGCGCGGCATCAGCACCCCCAATGGTGGCACCCCCGGCTCCACCGCCAAGGGTACGAAGGCCCAAGGAAGGCCCACGGAGGCCCATCATGATCGCGCCGGGGCCTGTCATGGCCAGCGGGATCGCAGACGCAACGCCACCCGCCACGTTGGCCACGGTGGACCCTATCGGATTTTCGGCGGCAAATTCCTTGGTGGCCCCGGTCAGTTTGTTGCGGGCCGAAGTGAAACGGTCCATCCACGTCGCGCCGTAGGGGTTGGGGTCCCCCTGCCCGAAACCTTTGGCAGTAGCGTCAATTGCCGACGCCGCCAGATCGGTGGCCGGGGCAACCAGCGGCACTCCCTCCACCACCTGGTTGGCATAGCCCGCCGCCTTGCGAGCGGGTTCAGGGGCGGTGTCGATCAGGGACGGTTTGCGGATGGTCACGCGGGGTCGACCGTTCTCACCAATCGGCACTCCGCCCGGCGAAACCTTGGTCGGTTCGTCTTTGATTCCCAGCATGTCCAGGGCTTTTTGGAATTCATGCACCGTCGCCGGCTTGGTGGCAGCCTTGCGCGGCGTCGGGGCGTCGTCGTCCTCGCCGTCGTCAATACCCAGCAGCTTGGCGGTCGAACTGGCCATTAGTAGGTAACCCACTTGTTGTCGTGCGCCTTCTGGACCTTACGGAGCAATTCCTTGCGCTCGTCGGCGTTCTCGATCTTGTCGAAGTATTCCTGCCGTTCCTTGGGTTTCAGATACTTGAACTGGAACACACGTGGGTCATACTCCGAATTGAAATTATCCTCGAACTGCAGGTAGGTTTGTGGACCCTTACCCTGTTCGCGCCACTTGCGCCATTCCTTATTCTTCAAGGTGATGGCGTCCTCGTTACCCTTAAGCAGGCTGAGGATGCCCTTGATGCCTTGCTGCGACATCAGTTCGTTGGGCGAAGTGTGCATCGCGCTGTCCAGCTTGGCGTCGGTGCCGGTGCCGCCGAGAGCCTTGAACTGGGACTGCACGAGAGTATGTACCTGCTTGTTGAACTCTTCCTGCGAGGCCACGGACCGCTCGTCGAATACCGCGCCTTCCTTTTTCCAACTGGCAGGAATAGGGGCGTTCGCAATAATGGCGCTCTTGAATATGCGCTTGTAGTCCGCGCCGGGGCCGGGCGTGAAGTTCTTGAGTTCCTTCTCCAGATTGCCGATGATGGCCCTGGCGTTTGGCGATTCGGCTGCCGCAGAACTGAGAGCCGAGGCCCGTGCCGTGGAAGTCGCGGTTTCTGCCTGTGTCGCGGTATCGAAGCCGGGCGGATTGGCGACTGCCGGGCCTTTTGCCGTGCCGTAGGCCGCGTCCATCCGCTGCTGAGGCGTGGCCGGGCTGGGATCGTCCGGAATGGGCATACGGTCCCGGCGCTGCGGACCGGGGGGAGGCAGATCGGCGCGCTCGACCGGGCCGGCCTCGGACCCCGTAATGATGCCCTTGAAATTGTTGCTGTAGTTGGGGTCCTTGGGAGAGCCCTGCTCGCCATATAGACGCGGTTGACCCTCCGGACCGGCAACAGGCGTCGTCGGCGGAATGCGCTTTTGCATCGGGGCCGGCAGTTTGGGTTCGGCCTTTGTTCCGAGCGGCACGAAGTTGATGTTCTGGCCATCATCAATCGTACCGTATTGAGGTGAGTGCTGGCCCAGGATTTCAGCCGACGACGCGGCCTGTGTGGTAAGTTCGAGGGCCTTCTTGGCGATTTCCTTGCCGGACAGCGGCTTGCCATCCACCCCGTGAAACTGCTTGGTGATGTTCAGGATCAGAGGCAGGTCAATGCCCAGTTCCTTGGCACCAGGCAACGACATAACGGTGCGCGCCACTTTGTGGACTTCGGCCATGGTGGCCTTGTCGCCCTTTTCGGCAATGCCGCTGAACATGTGGCTGGTGAGTGCAAGTCGCTTCTGCAGCGTGTCTAGACCGGTGGCGTCTGCGGCAAATCCTGCGCTTTTCAACTTTTCGAGCGCGTCCAGCGTCGGGATGGCCTTGGACGCTCCGGCCGGGGATTGCCCTAGGAAGGTAGCAAGCTTGTTGCGGTCAATCTGACCGTCCGGACCCATCGCCTGCTGAACGCCCTTGCCGACTTCGAGTTCCCCAATAGCCGACTGCATCTTGGCCACATCGGTAAGCATCGACAAAGGATTGTTAGCCTGTGGCTGAGGCTTGGGGTAGGACGAGAAGTCAAACGAACCAATGTCGGCCATTTTTAATACCCCGCTAGGGGGGTGGGGCCGTTCGGACCGCCGAGAGACGACGCTCCATACCATGACCCGTCGCCCGTCGCACCGCTGCCGCCATACACGCCATTGCTGCCCATCTGGTTAGCAAGATAAGCGCTACCAAGCGAATTGCCCAGTCCGCCGATCGCCGACCCGATGGCATTGGACGACGCGGCGCTGGCATTTCCTGCTCCAATCAAGGCCTGAGAATTGGCATTGGCCACGTTCGACCCGACGCCCGCCAGCGCGTTGCCCGACGACGCCCCGGTGTTGATCAGGTTCTGACCCGCGCCGGCCTGCCCGCTGAACAGGTTCTGTAGAGAATTAACGACACTCTGCCATGTCTGCGACGCCAGACCGCTGGAGAACGACGCCGCCCCCTTAGCCACGGCCCCGCCCGATCCGCCGAGACCACGGGCAGCCAGCGCATTGTTGGCGGAACGCAGCCCCTGGCTGTTGGCGAACTGATACCCCGGCGTCTGTTCAAGCGTGGCCGACTGATCGGCCCCCGGCATCAACAATTTCATGAGAGCGTTCAGGGGGCTGGAAGTGTTGTTAGGGTCGAGAAGCTGTTGCTGCGACCCGATCTGTTGCTGCCCCGCATTGATAAACGGAGACAATAAGTTCTTGTTCTGTTCGTACATCTGCTGCTGGTTAGCGATGGATTTGTCAGCAGCTTCGCGCTGGGCGTCAGCGGCATTCGAGGACCCAAACACGGACGCCCCGGCCGAAAGTGCCCCCGCGCCCAAGATCGCTGCCGCGACTGAACAGTACAGCCGGGCCTCCGGATCGAATTCTTGGAATGCTCGGCTGGTGATCATCAGATTAAGGCCCTGATCATATATGTATCGGCGGGTTCAAACCCGAACATCGGAAGCAATCTGTCGAGACCCAGCGGATTTCCGGTCTTGTACCCGGAATACCACACTTTCACGCCCCGTCGTCGTAATTCCTGTTCGGTGTGCCGAAACAACGGGAGGACCAGACCCCGGTTCCGTTCTTCGGGAACAACGTAACATATGTCCATTGTTCCGGTCAATGTGGAACGGTAGTGAAACCCCGGCGCGACCTGTGCGATGTAATATGCCGCGATCTTGCCGTTGCGCCGGGCCGTGACCAGGAACAAAATTCCCTGCGCCTCGCGGCGCAGGTATTCGTCGTACTGGGGATCGAGCGGCATCATCCACTGTAGCAGGCCAAGTTCACGATGATGCGACACGAAGATTTCACGCAGTTCCGGTAATGCGTGTTGGTAAGATTCGACCTGGAGTGTAATCATACGTCGATCCTTACGTCGACGAGCATGTGAATTCGATCATCTGCCGAATTGTTCACGACGGAGTGCTCCGCCGCCGCGTCGAACCAGAATAGTTGACCCGTAAGCATCTGAACTGTCTCGTCGCCGCACGTAAACAGCGAACCGGGCAGACCCTGCAAAACGATATGATACCGGGTGTAATATTCCGCGTACTTGCCGAGAGTGTCCTTGTGTGGAAGGATTTTCTTGCCGGGCTCGGTCTTGGTGATGACCACCCGGCCCAGCCGCGAACCGTTAACCAGCTTCAAAATGTCGAGGGCCATCTGCTTGGCCCCCAGCAGCGCCATCGCCGGGGTATCTACGGCCTCCAGGTCGTCGCCGTCCGGACTGCCGAACCGCAGCAAGATGTCGTGGACGTCGGCGTGCGGCGTGCCTTCGAACGAAGTTCTGGTGTCGTCCGCGTCCCACAGTTCGTGGTGGCGCATCAAGGAATTCATGATCGGCTGCGTATTGATGCCCGCAGTAAGCATGTAAAAATAGCGCATTGGGTTTCCATTTCCAGATGGAGGTTAATCAAACAGACTAGTTAGAAACGTCCTGAACTCCGGTGTCAACGTATTATCCGGGTTGGTGGCGCTGACGGTGCCGGCCACGATTCCGACTGGCACTCCGGCTACTATCGCCAAATTCACCATGAACATTCTGAATTCCGGGGTCAACTCCCCGGTGGGCATCTTTACCCTGACCGTACCCGCCAGAATTCCGGGGTTCACCCCCAGTTCGTTACAAATCTCGATCAGAAACATTCGTAGCGCATCGCTGAGCGTGCCGTCCGGGTTGGTGCCCGGCACTGAGCCGGCTATGAGCCCCGGATTAAGCGCCATTGGGCTCGGACCCCACGTCCCACTTGAGAGTTACGCTGGGCTTGCCGGACCTGTTGCCGGCCCTGCGAGCCACTTCCTGGTCCAGCTTGTCGCGGGTCTCGAACTCCAGCGCCGGTCGATACTTGGCGGCATCAGTGAGTTGAGCAGACAGGGTGGAGTCGTCCAGCATTTCCTGCATGAGTGGAGGAAATGCAGACAGATAGTATTTGAAACTTTCCTTGTCTTGCCACGCGTACAGGGTTCTTGGCATCAGGTTTCCGCTTCCTCGGGCTCGACGTACACGCCGTTGAGCGCAGTTTTCATGTTTGCAGTCCAGAACAATTCATAGACGCGCTGGCGAGCCATGCCGAGACGGTTGTATTCGATCAGGGTGTCATACTGCCCGGTAGCTCCCAGGGGCTTTTGCAACGGGTCCGAATAAGTGTGACCCCCGTCGTCTGAATAGACCATGTTCAGCATCGGCATTTCGGCGTTCGGGTCTTCGATGGTACCGCATTCCATATAAGCGCGTAGTGCCCAGTGCGTCACTCGGTTCAGTTCCTTGACCAGTGTTGGGAACCCTCGGATATACTGTACAGCCCGCCCGTTGTCTTCATATACTTCTGGGTCGATCAAGTATAGTTCACCGGTTTCCCAGTCCACCCCAACCGTTTCACCATACGCTTGTGCATAAAATAACACGCGGTCCCGGTGCAAGTTGCCGTCATCATCCTGCCATGCCAACTGGTGCCACTGCTTGGTGGCCAGATCGTATGCCCAGGTCTTGTCGGCACTCGGAAATGTGAACACTACGAAGATATGACCTTCGATCTGGTAGGTGGTACCTACGGCATCTTCCAGCGTAGGGTATTTCTGGATTTCGTTCTCGATGGCGTGGGTTGAAATACGCTGAGCCGTGTATCCTTCCGACTTTACAATGATTCCCTTGCCTTGCAAATTGCGAGAAATCCAGAACAGTGAAGTATCCGCGAACACTTTGCTGTACTTGGCGACACATCCATACGACACGAAAGTAGACGGAATGGCCTCGAACGGAAAATCAGCCGCGCCCGACAGGAACCATGGCTCCGTGGTCTGCGTGCCGATCAACCAGACTTCACGCTGACGAACTCCAATGGTCACGATGCTGTCCGGGTAGGTAGCCTTGCCGGCGATGTCCAGGGCATCAAATGTTACGGCGTCGGACTGCGATATAATCCAATTCTGGGTGTTTGGGATGGTGTTGAACAGGAAAAACGTCTGCAGATAGTCGACCACGTCGGCCCCGGTGAACAGCCCCGTGCCGTCAACTATAGGATTGAACACCAGCGTGGTCATGTTCATCACGTAGCCGGTGGTGGTGCCATCCACCAACACCAGGGCATTGCCCGCAAATTGTCCGTTATCTGCCATTGATACCGGATTCAGACCCCCTACGATATTCCCAATGGCGTTGTACTGCCAAGTGGGATCAATGTAGTACAAAGTGTCATTGATCAATTCAAACAGTCGACCGTTAGACGCCGTGTACAGACCCCGCGCCACTCCGTTTGGACCTGTGCCGGACAGTACGGGAGACCCCAACAAAGTCTTACCGGGCCGTGGGTAGTGCGTGACCGGGGCTGGGGGCTTGGTCTCCTGTGGATTGGCCTCCGGATACAGGTTTACGCAGCGCTGAGCGTTGGCAATGACGCTCTTTGCCTGGTACGCGCCTGACGTAAGCGGAAGTGGCTCCACAGTTCAGGTCGCCTTTAGGCGCTGGTGAGGCGGAACCACTTGCCATTCTGCGTCGAAATGAACCGGGCCGTCTTGCCGGCCGCCAGATCGACCGGCGTGGTGCCGGCGGTACCGTTGATCGTGTCGGTGGGAGTTCGGGCGTTCGAATAAATGCGGGCGCTGTTGGCCGTGCTGTTGACGACGTCCAGAATCTGATTGCCCTTGGCCGACGGCAACTGCGCGCTGTCGTTGGCCGAAGCGACGACGCTGATCTCGCAGATGGCGGCGTCGAGCAGCGACACGTTGATGCCGGGGGCCGCCCCACCAGCCAGCGCGGCCACGGTCTTCGCAGAGCGATTATACCCGCCCGCCAGACCGTGCGAGTTGACGAACGCGCCGTCGATCAGGCGCTCGCCACTCTGCGGAATGGTGGCGTTTCCATTGGGATAGGTCATGTCGTTATGCTCCTAGTTGCCGAACTGGTCCGAAAGGATGTTGTACCCATTACCCCTTGGCATAACAGCCGAGGGCATAGTGAGTTCCGGAATTTGCAAATTGGCCTGGACGATGATGTCTCGGGCTTCCTGCGCCAGCGCGATCAGGGACGGATCGGGCTTCATACCCTTGCCGTACCCCTGCCGCAATCGCAGCGCCAGTTGGAATTTCATCCACGGCACGTACATTTCGGGGAACACGCCGTCGACCACCGTGTTAAGGGTCACGACCGGCATGACGTCCTTGAACAGTAGATGGATTTCGTACAAATTGGCGTTCGGTACCGGATATGGGTACAAGATTCCCATCGGGTTCTTGGTATCTAGGAACACCGCCTGTGGAAACGAAATCAATTGCTTGGTGGCGATCTGGCTGTAGGTCTCGCGCGCGTCGATGACCTTCAAGGGCTGATCGACGTCGAGGCCGTTGTTCTGCAGCTGGCGCACGTAGGCTGCCTGAATACGGTTGGGGCGCGGGGTCACGTTATAGTTCCCGCCCGGTCCCACCGTGTAGGTGTATGCCCCGGTAGACACGAACCCCACGTCTAGTTCGGCCCAAGTCATGAACTTTTCAGTTCTGGCCTGGGCCAACATGTCATTGAGATCGGCCAGCGCATCGTTCTGGTCCGACGCGCTGGCCGTCCCCCCTGAACCAAGTATCCCCGACTTTTTCAGAGCCTGAGTTACTATGGACAGACCTGTGGTCACTTCGCGCTAGCCTTGAGGCGCGCGGGGAGTGCCGTGTCCTTCTTGCCGGGCTTGGGCTTGAGGCGCGTCGGGGTGATCGCGGACAGCGCGTTGCCGTCCGTTTCCTCCGTCTCGTCCCCGTCATCCAGCGACACACCCTGCTTGGCCAGCATGGCGCGCAGCTTGGCGTTTTCGGATGCCATACGGGACAGCGCCGCATCGGTCTCGGCTTTGGCGTCAGCCGACGAGCGCGGCAGCAACGAGCGAATTTCTTCGGCTTTGGCCTCGTCTTCGAGGTTGCCGAGATAGGTCTCCAGTTCGTCTTCGCTGGAGACGATGATGGGCTGGTCGACTTCGTCGAGGACCGGCACGACCTTACGCAGCGGTTCCTTCTTGCCGGGGAGGGCCACATCGACATACTGCGTCAACATCAGCGGATAGTCCCGGTGGATGTGTTCCGGAAAGTCTGCCGGGTTGGTCATCTTGGTCAACGGAATGGCGGTCCGAATGTCGTGGCGGCGATTGTTGTTGGCGACTGCGGCCATGGTATTTTCCCTTACCAGAAGGAATTCCCCCTGACCGACATGGTCAGGGGGTAGAAATCAGAGTTCAGCGCGGACGGCGCGGCGGGGCTGCGGCGGGCTGACCGGAGACGCGGTTGTCGGCCTGACCGCTGGACTTGCCGGGGACCACCGAATCGCTCTCGAAGGTCGACGGGCCGGTGCTGACGTGGTCGCCCGGCTGCGGGTTCGGCGTCGGGTTGGGGTTGGCGTCCGTAGCCGGGAACTGGCTGCGCTGGGTGATGTCGCCGCGATTGTCGGAAACCGGCGAAGCCACCGGGGCCGGTTCAGTCGGGCGGTTCGGGGCACCAGGTTCACGCGGGCCGGCGAACGGCTCGTAGGGCGGGGCGTCGAGGATGTCGGCGGTGCGATTGGCCTCGGTGCGCTGTACTTCATCGTGCTTGTCGGCAATGAGACCTTCGCGGTCCGAATTGAACTTGTCTTCCTCGTCGGCATTGTTGACGATGACGCGGTCGCCGCCTTCACCGACCCACTTGGGGTACTCGTTGCCGGCGTGCAGCCGAATTTTGTGCTCGCGCAGCGTCAGCCGGACGTGCTCGACGTTCTCGGTGGTCGGTTCGAGGCCGAGGTGTGAACACACTTCCTTGACGAACGACAGCCCGTGGGCCGATTCCGGGTCCATACGGGACGACGCATCCGCCTGCATCGACGGGCCGATGGCCATGGCCGCTTCGCGCGGGCCGAGGGATCGCATGTCACCCTTGTCGAAGGTGTCGTTGTAACGCTTGGTCTGGCCGTCATCATGACCACGCGCTGCCAGTTCGTCCTGAGCCGGACCGGCCGGACCCTGACCGCGCTTTTCGTAGGCCTGCGGCTTGCCTTTGTAGCCGGTGCTGACGAAATCGACAGCGTCGCTGGCAACGGTGTCTTCGAGCCCGGCGTGCGGGTCCTGCTTTCGGTCTTCCATGGGAATTTCCTCCTGAGGGCACCATGCCCTGAATAGATAACGGGCGGTGCCCGCGCCGGTTCCTTACCCGGCGCGGGGGTGGGACACCCTCAGATTTTGTCCGGAACGATGCACGCCCATTCCGGTCGGACCGTCAGCGAACCGTACAGGACGTCGAGACGGGACGCCTCCTGGTCGGTGCCGATGATGTAGTCCTTAATGTAGCGCAGCGACACGTTGTCGTAGCGGTGACGCGCCGTGACCTTGTTCGCGGGCATCGGAAGATCGCCGGTCGCCATGGTGATCGCCTCGGGGGCGAACCGGAACGACTTGCGGTAGACCACGTTCGGATTGGTGAACAGCGAAATCACGGCACCGTTGGCCGGCGACACGTCGACGGTCTGGTACTGGACGGCATTGCCGCCGATGGCCGGGATGATCGACGGATAGACCGCGAGACCGGTGGCCCCGTTCGCCGCGTTGGCCGTGATCACGAACTGACGAAGTTCGCCGGTCGTGTCCTTGGTGACGCGGTTGACGGCGTTGACGCCCGCGATGGTGATGATGTCGCCGACGTTCAGGGTGCCGGTGATGGCGTTGGTGACGAGGTTCGGACCGGACTGGCCTGCGCCGTTGACGGTGCCGGCAGTGAACGAACCAGCGGTGTGCTTGATGACGGTCTGGTCATTGAACCAGGTCGCACCCAGCGCCTTGTACATCGTGCCTTCGTAATACTGGTCGGAGATCGCGGACTGCGGGTTGAGCAGGCCGGCCAGCGACTTGACGACGCGGGCTTCCTGCCGGGGGTCGTTGATAATCTTGTGACCGACCATCGGCGCCGAATTCAGGCTGAGCGTGGCCTGGGCGTCGAGGTAGGTGCCGTCGTTGGGGGTGATGATGTTGTTGTTGGCGTCGAGGTTCGCCGCGATGTTGCAGATCGCCTCGGCGTTGGCGTTCATGATGGTCGAGGCCACCTTGCCGGCGAGGTTGTTCATCATCGGCAACAGAATGTTGTCGGAGAAGTCGTCGAGCGACAGCAGCATGTCGGCGGTGGTGAACGACACGTCGACGTGCTGCTGCGTCGCCATGGTCAGGACGGTCTGCTGCTCGGAGGTGTCCTGCACCGACAGCGCCGGGCCGGTGGTGACGATGTAGTCGTTCGGCAGGCGGATGCGCAACTGCGAACCGATCTTCTCACCATTCTTGCCGAATTCCGAATCGTACTGGCGATTCAGGTTCTTGATGAAGGCGTTGGTGTTGATGAACAGCGGCACCGCCTCGCGCGTGATCTGCGAAATGGTGAGAAGGTTGTTGGCCATGTTGTCCTCGATTGTTGTCGTGCTGTGTTTCGGATTTTTGCGGTGCCTGAATTCGCAACTTTTGGTAGGCCAGCACGAGAACAATGCGCTCGGACGCCGTTTAGGGCACTAGAATTTTACAAGCGCTAGGACGCCGATGAATAGTTCGACCGGGACCATAACACAGGCCCCGGTCGAGTGGAAGTTATCTCCGGCCCTGCTTCTTGGCGAACCGTTCCTGACGCTGGCGTTCCCGCGCCGCGAACCACTCCTCGTCTGGAACACTGTCGCTCTTGGGGTCGGCCGGGTTGATGCGCTTGCCGGATGGCGTCGCGTTCCGACCGATGGGGGTCACCGGCTGCGGAGCGTTGGAAGCGCCTTTCGGGGCCGGTTTGTCCGGAATTCCCAGCTTGGCGATGGCCGTGGCTCGCTTCGCCGGAGGCAGGCCCATGATGCGCTCGTATTCATCCGGGTCGCTGGCCATGGTGTACAGAACCTTGGCCGGGTCATCCGACGCCACGATGTATTCCATGGTGGAGTTGTCGATGCCGCCGAGGATCGGGAGACGAGCAAGCTTAGTGTCCCAATCCTTCTTGTATCGACCCTTGCCGGTAGCGTACGCCGCGTTGCAGTCGGCGTCGAACTTGGCCTGGGCATCTTCGTTGCGAATCTGGGCCTTGGCCGTGGCCACGGGGTCCGGGTCGGAAGATGCCGCAGCGGGCTTCTTAGCGGGCGGCGGGTCCTTGGGGTCGCGTCCCTCGGCGATGGCGCGGAGAGTAGCGTTCTCCGCCTCCAGTTCTGCTGCCCGACGTATACCTTCTTGAATCTTGCGATGCTGCTTGGCAAGCTGACGGTCGCGCCAGTCAGCCTTGTCGGCCTTGCTGGCGTTGGCATCAGGCTTGTCGTCTTCGTCATCGGAATCATCGTCTGCGTCGTCGCTGTCCGCGTCGTCGGACGAACCATCACCCTCGTCTGAATCGGAAGAATCGTCGTCGCCCGTGTCGCCGTCGTCCTGATCGTCGGTCTCGTCGACGGTATCATCATTGGTGTCGTTGTCGTCCGACGCGTCGCCGGGCTTGTCGGCGGGACCGTAGAACATGCGAACCGAACCGAGCATCTTGTTCTTGAACATGGTAGTCTCCAGAGTGCATGAGTATTGTAAAGGCGCTCAGACGCCGGTTGATATTAACGCTTCTTGCCGGGCGAACACACCTTCGCCATCGACTTCATTTCCTCACGGGCATGCTTCTTGACGTGCGCCATGAGGGGCTTGTCACGCCGAATTTCTTCGGCGCGGGTGAGAGTGTGCAGGGCGTCCTTGGCCCGCCATTTCATGTCGTCCACCGCAGACGGACCCATGGTGTCCATCAACTTGTTCGACGACTTCGTGATCTTGGACTTGGTGTTAGCCATCGTGCCCTCCTAGGCGCTGAAAGTCGGCTTGTCGCCCATGCGACGCTGCAGTAACGACACGGCCTTGGGGGACGTAGACTTCTGGTGCTCTTCCAGTAGCGCGGCCATGATGCCGTCCTTGACGTTCTGGTGGATGGTCGGGTCAGTCAACATCTGAACCATGCGCTTGCGTGCGATGTCGACGAAGTATAACCAGCCTGGGCGATCGATATTGATCGTACCGTCCTTTTTGACCTGCATACCTCGAATATAGTGGCGCAAAGTCGGGTATGTGGCCCTGAAAGCAGCGGAACGCTGTTGATCATGCAAAGCAGAGCCATGCTCCTTACTCGCCTCAGTATAAAATTCAGAGGCGAGGCGCTTTGCAACACTCCGGATGCTTCGTTCCGTCATTGTTCTATCTTCCATGGGTTGTCTTCGACCGGTACCAGCGGAAACGGAATGCCAGATGCGAATAGTGGGAAACCCTTGCCGATGGCGGCTTCGCGCATCTTGTCGGTGATGGGGAGGACGTAGACGGGAGAACCTACATCCTTAACTGTAAAGTCCCCAACTCCCAAATCCTTGTTGGACTCATTCATACGAGCCACCCACGCTTCCATTTCAGCGCGAGTTGGGGCCGAAGCCACGACATTTCCCTTAGGGTCGACGGCGTCAAACGAAACACCTGTGGACCCCTTGTTTACTTTCGCCCCGAATTTCTTCCCCAGCGCGTTGGCCTTGTCGACCAGCATTTTGTCGTAGAAAGCTTTCATACCCTCGCCGCCGACCTTAAGATCGAGGCCTGACAATTCCCCTTTAAGGTTATTGCCAACGGGTACCAATTCTGCTTTAGAAAAACTGCGCCTATCCCCATTCGGAAATTTTACAGTGAACTGGTGTTGTCCTGAGGGCATTCGCTTGTCGATCACCCCTTCTTGCCCAATTAAATCCTTAAACGCAGGGATGTCCGGCAAATTCAATTTTACTTTATCCCCCACATTTAAGGTTTTTTTAGACTTAACGGCCCCTTCTCCCGCAATAATCTTGTCGGCTACATCCTTGCCGACAAAATCGGCCAATTTATCAGCCGGAACGTTAGGGTGGGCCACGTTTTCCATGAGGGCCGCGTGGTGGGTGGCATGCCCAACCAATCTTCCGTCCTTATACGGAGAAAGATTGAAAGTGCCGTCGTCATTCTTAGACCATTTCAACTGGTCCACCTGTTTGCTCAGGTCGTACCGCGCCGCCTGCGCCTCCCCCGGCGTCCAGCTGATCTGGTCGTAGCCCTTTTCAGACGCTTCGCGGATCAGGCGTTTAAGCACGAGATCAGGCCACGTGGTCTTGAAAGGAGCATCAGGTACACCTTGCGTCTTCTTGATAAGAGCGCCCTGCTTATCCCATGCATCCTTATATTCTTTAGCAATAGCATGGTACTCAGGAGTGTCTAGCCACCACGGCACCTTATTGGCAGGTAATTCCCCGGCTTCGATCTTGTGGATCAAGCTCATGCCGCTATCATCGAGATCGACGCCAGCCTGCTTTGCCTTTTCCAATATGTGAGACCCTAAATCCACGCGCGCAGCGGACGCATCGTCGCGCGCAGCGTGGATTTCCTCTTTAGTCGGGACGTCCTCTTTGTACCCTTTCTTCCGTCCCTCTTGGTGCCAGTCGCTCTGGATTTCCTCCACGTGCAACGACTTCTTGCCGTCGATGACGCGGTCGTTCAGGCGCGTGTGGGCGAGGACGTTGGGTTCGTCCCAATGAGAAGAACGATAATCTCCACCGTAAGAAGATCCAGCAGGTTGGCCGCTCAACACCCGCTCCAAATCAACCATTTCCGCGTGTTCGGCGTCGGTCAAATTACGCCGGTCTGCCTCGTTGGTAAGCTTGGCATATCTGTCCATAGCTCCTACGCGGTCAGCAGTCTTGGATGGTAGCGTAAACAGCACCTCGCGGTAGTTCTCGGCGCCTGGAAGCTGATAAGAGCCGAACTTAGTGTCCGACATACCCGTATCTTCCATCCAGTCCATCAAATCCACAGTGTTTTCAGGCGGATGACCGAACTGGTTCTCATATTCATCCCGCATCCCAGCTTCGTATTCGGGATCAGATAGGTCCTTGTTGCCCTTCTTGACCTCTTTTATCTCAACCTTGTGGTTATTCACCCAGTCCTGCATCTGCTCTTTCGACACAGATTTCCCTTCGAACGGGTTCTTTTCACCTAGACCCATCCACGCAAGTTCCTCGCCCTTGACGCCGGGCTGGTTCTTGAGATAGCCCATCCACTGGTCATACGACATCTTGGGCTGCGGGGCGTTCATCACAGAGTGCTCGACGGCTGAATAGAACGCCGGGGCCTGTTGCTTTGCGATGGCTGAAATCGGAGCACCTGGAACGGCGCTGTCGGACATCAGCTTGGATGGGTCTACACCATACGCGTCTCCTACAGCCCGTGCGTACTTGGCAGTCTTGTGCGGCTCTAGGTCCTCAAATTTGGAATCTTTGCCTATCTTGATCTGAGCGCGATAGTCGTCGTTGTGCGTGGGTTCCACCTTGATGGTCTGGTCCCCTTTGACATACGTAGCAGGCTTGTCGCTAAAAGCCACGGCTCTGTACCCGGTGGTGGTGTTGGGGTCCGAATACACGCGCGTAGACTTACGGTTATCCTTTAATTCCCACCCGTCGCCTACGAGGCGTTCGTGTAGTTCTGCCATGTTTTTGGACCCGGCTTCCGTCCAATGTGACGGAGCGTTGGGGTTGTGATCGACGTAGTCGCCTATCTCCTTGAGATACGTGGTAGATATGCGCCCGGTTGGCGTGAACAAGTCCTTGGGAACCATATCTCCGGTCAAAGGGTTGCGCACCATGGGCACCCCCATATCGACCGTGGGCATCCACTGGTCGGACAACAGACGCAAATATTCGGGTTTCACACCTCCCAAAACTGCCGTGCTCTCCCCACGAGCCAACGCATGTATACCATCCATCGGGTCGGAGGAAACGTCCTCGTCTGGTAAGAATTTTTTAAGGTTCTTTTCGGTGGCTGGAATACGAGCTTCCAAGACCTGGTGGGACCCCTGTTCGGTCTGTGCAAGATTTTCCAAGGCTGCCTTACGGGTGCCATGGAAATAAGTTCCATCCCCCGAATAAGCTGGCTTCCAATTTTGGCCAGACGCGGGACTTTTACCCGGTATCAGGCCCTCTTTTAGGATTGATTCCACATTTTCTATAGGGGCGACATGGAACACGCTGATAGTACCATCGTCATTCAAGCGATTAGAACTTTTAAGGTACTTAAGCGTGGGATCAAGATGTTGAGGCCGAAACCCGTTGTCCAACCTACGAACTGGTCCACTTCCCAGCGTGGCCTCTCCTGCCTTCACGCTCGCGATGCTGCCGCCCCCCATCAGTCCGCTCGTGTCCTGCGCGCGCTCGATAACGCGGTCGCCCGGCTGTTGCCACGGCGACGTGAAACCCGAACCCCGAGGCAATTCCACCATATCTTCCGTACGGAGGCCGGGGAGCGGCATCGGCTGCGCGCCGGACACGACGTCGCCGGGCAGCGTCAGACCGGACCGGACCATTTTCTCCGGCCACGTCTGGTACCTTTCCTGACCGTTGGTGCCCAGCAGGCGGTCGCGGGCGCGCTCAGCCACCGGGGCCTCGCCGGGCGCGACGCCGGCCGTACCGACGTTCGACCCCAGCCCCTGTATCATCGATCCCAGTCTGGCCAGCAACGTGCCGATGTCAACACCCCCTTGCTCTACGGGTTCGTCGACTTTGCCCTCCATGCGCGCGGCCAGCTTGTTAGGGGCAGCACCGCCGATGCGCACCCGAAAAACTCCGTCCGGGTCGCGCACCATGCCCGAGCCTTCATCGGGGTTCAGGTACTGTTCTAGTTCATTAGCCATCACTGCGCCCCCACAGGAGCAGGCGTCTCGACCTGGTAATACTGGCCACCCTTCTTTATATAGTAGTTCTGGCCATCCGGGGTGCGGGGTGTATCGAAGTCTTCCTCCGAATCCTCGTCGAATTCGGCTTCCTGCGACTGTTCGTGCGGGATCAGCAGCCGGCTATCCTGGTTGGCGCTGTCCTGCAGCGCCTCCTGTATCATCTGCTTGATCAGTGCAGCCAGACCTTCACCCTCGCCGGCATCCTGCAGGTTCTCGACGGCGTTGCCAATTTCCTTGATACGCTTGGTGTGCGAATCGAACGCCTGGATGTCGGTCTTGCGATACTCGTTGGACACGCTCGCACCCTTGAGCGCCAGTTCGGCCGTCTTGTCTTCCAGCGCCTTTTGCAGTTGTTGCAGACCTTCGGTGGCCTGCTTAAGCTGGGCTTCAAGCTGCTGCGTCTTGGGATTGGGCGCTTCGTCGTCAAGCAGCCACGGAGCGTTGGCCTTGAGTTTGCGTTTGTAGCGCTCCGAAATCTTGTCGGCCAGCGGGAAGTCAGCAGACTTGAACATGAGATCGCCGAATTCGTCGATGAACGCCGGGTTGCCGGTAACGATCTGGACGAACGCGTTCCAGGCCTCCTGCCGCTGGGTTGAATAGGCCGGACCGGACTTGGCCTGCACCTTGTACTTGCCCACGGACGGATTGAACATTACCTGGACTTCGTCGGCGTCGATCTTCTTTTCCTCGTACGCCGCCTTGGCCTTCGGATCGATCTGCACTTCCATTTCGGTGCCATCCTTTTCGAGGATTTGCACCACGCGCTTGGTATCGTAGGTCTTGGGGATCAGATCGAGCAGAATGATGCCCGTGGTCTCGATGGCAATAGCCAGATTGTCGTTGAAATTATAGGTGATCAGTTCGCCGGTCTGCTTGGTCTGATTGATCGCGTAGCCCGACTTCTCGACGGTCGGCTTGCCGAACTGCGCCGGACCTTGACCCGAGGCCATTTCAAATTCAGCCGCTGCAATCTGCATGCCGGTAATGAAGGCCGGCGACGCACCGGGCGGTTCGGGGCGTGTTGGTGCGGGGATCGGTTGACCCTGTGCGTCGACGTGCTTGAACGTGAGATAGGCCGCGTTGGTCTTGTTGGCGTTATTCCATGCCCTTTCATTTCCGGCGAACGCCGCAGCCGGACCGACCCACGGCGATTTGGAGGCCAGCGCACCATATTCGACCTGACCGGACGAATTGTAGTTGTACATGCGCTGCGGGTCCTTGAGCGTGCGTACCAGACCCTTGCGCTCCAGCTTGCCGTCGATGACGCGCTCCTTGCCGACGCAGCGCACGATGGGAACATATGACGACTTCAAGTCACGCCGTTCCAGAATTTCCGACCCCGCCAGCTTGAACCATTGCAGGCGGCGAACGTCGATAGGCCGGCGCTTGACTTCGGTGTCCTCGCTGATGTCCTTCTCCAGCTTGCGAATCTGGCGCAACACGGCCGGGTCGCACTGCGACTTGCGGATGGTGCTCTCCTTGTCGCCCTCGCGCACGTAGATCAGTTCGTCGCGCTCGATGTTGATGCGATAATACTCGGCGATGCGGACCTGGTCATCCTTGAACCAGTCCAGCATGTCACCGGACAGCGCCGACCCACGCGGGACGCGGACCTTGGGATACTGGCGCTTGAACTCCTTGATAGGCATACTGTCGAAGATGAACCCCCACATGGCGTCGAGGCCGGACTTCTGCTTGATGTTGGGATCGAGCAACACGCCCATATGTGACTGCACCGGGGCGATGCGGCACTCCTGATCGAACGAATCGTCGTCCGCGTATTCGGTAATGATGCGCCAATATCCGATGCCGCCTTCTACCGCGCTTTCCATCGCGTCGTCGTAAATAGCCTGTGCACCGGACCGATATTCGATATTGCGAACCAGACCCTCGTACATCTGAGCCGCGTCGTACGAACTGTCGGCCCCGGCCGGGCGAATATCGATGGCTGCCTTGTTCTGCTTGGCGTCGTTTGTGACCAGGGCCACGTGGTTCTGCGTCTTGTTGATCGTCAGTGACGGTTTACCGACGACGCCGCGCTCACGCCACATATCGTTCGGCCACTGCCAGCCGTTATCACTGTCACCGTTGGCGAACTTGACGTCGTCCACATACAGCGACATGAACGCAGATTCCCAGTCCATCGCGATGTCAAAGCGTTCGCGGGCCTCGATCAGGATGTCTTCGTCGATCTGCTCGTCGTCGATTTCCTGCTCGCTGCGGGTCTCGGCCAGTTCGGACACCTCAGTGCCTTCACGAGTCTTGCGAATATTGTTAAGTTCACCCGAATTCTGGTTCGAGATCGAGCGCATGCCGGGAGTGGAGCGGGGGCGACGGGTTGCCATTTTAACGCATCCATCCTAGTTGCTGGTTTTCACCGTGATAGCCATGGTCTTCTTCGTGTTCTTCGGCGCGGAAGTCTTCAACTTCTTCCAGCATCCAGGTCGCATAAGACCCGAACGAATCGGCGTCATGGCTGCTGTCGTCGTGGACCGGGGTATTGGTGCGCTGGCGCGTCTGCGCGTTGATGCCGTAACGATAGCGGGGTAACGATGACAGCAAATTCGGGCAACCCTTCTCGCTGATGTAGATGCGAGGAAACAGGGTGCGGCACGCATTGATGCGGATCGATATGTTGGAAATAGCCGACTTCTCGCATCGGACCACGCCCTCGGTCGGATAGGCAGCCAGCGTCTGCTTGAACGGCGTCGCCGTGATGTTCATCTTGTCCTGCCGGGCGTCGTGCGGCAACCAGATGCCGCCGATCTGAAACCCGGTATCCTGAATATGCTTCAAGTAGTGTGGCCAGTCGTGGCCCACGTTAGAATAATGATAGATCGCGTGGTGCTGCATTCCGATCTGTTGCCAGAATGTCAGCGACGTCATGTCGCGCTTGCCAAGGTCGACCGTCACGATGACGGGCTTGCCCTTGATGTGGCCAATGTTCGGTGAAATCCGACCCTCGGCGATGGCGGCGTCGAGTTCACGATAGTAAATCGATCCCTTGACGGTGCGCCGGACCTTGCCACCCCAGATCGTTCGCGCGCTGTCCGGGTCCTTGGCATACATGTCGACCATCTGTCGACGCAGGATTTCAGGAAACCACGGGTTGTCCTCGTGGTTACACTCGATGACTACCGTGCCCTCCGGCGGGTCGAGAACCCAGTGCTGGTAAGTGTAGCTGGTGGCCAGTTCAGGGTTAAAGTCGATCCAGACTTCGGACCCTTGCCCGAAAGGACCGAAAGGAGGATCGCGACGGATCGTAGGAATGAGGACTTCCCATGTCGCCTCCGGAATCGGTTCTGCCTCTGTGACCCAACAAACATCGATAGCCTCCATCGACTTGATGTTCAGGATGTTGTTACGCAGACCTTCGAACACGAACCTGGTGCGATGACCATTACCATCCGGGGCACCGCGAATCTCGTTGTCGAGCACATCATAGTAGCCGTCGTAGCCCATCATCCTGATCTGGTCGGACAGCAGCTTGTGTACGGATTCCTTGATCGATTTCTGGATGTCGCGGGCACACAGGTTGAACAACTTGCGGTTCATCCCCAGCGTCAGCAGTGCCCGCGCGTAGTCCCACGACTTGGCCCCACCGCGTCCGCCATACGACACCTTGTAGGGCGCAGGTTTGAACAGCGGTATCGCCTTCTCGGTAAACTGGACGCGGGGTTTGACGAGGGCGTTCATTACTGCGTGACCGAAGCCTTGATGAACCCGGTAATGACGCCGGTTGTCTTGGTGAAGCAGTTGGCACCGGACGACAGCACGGCAGTAATTCCGGTTGAATAGGCTGACGCCGGACCGGGGTTGAAACTGAGGGTGGCGTTGCCGTTCGCCGGCAGGGCCACACAGTCCAGCGGCGTAACTACCCCATCGGCTGGAACAGTGGTTGAATTGAGAATGAGCAAGAACCCGGCCGTCGCCGTGGCATTCGCTGCGTACACGTTGTAAAGCTGGCCGGGGGCGGCGAGCAGAACGCGCGAAAATTCGGCGCTGGGCGACGCGACGGACGGGATCGCCTGCACGCAATTGTAAATCGGAGCGCCACCCTGCACGCGGTACGACAGCCAGCACTGAGACTGGGTAACCTGCGCGTTGACGAGGGTCGGGGCGAGAGCGCTGAACACCAGCGCCAGTAACATCGGGATCAGGCGCTTCATGTTCTGGTCTCCAGTTGATTGATGAAAAGAAGCCCCCGATGTACCAGAACACCGGGGGCTAAGTCTAGGGAGGAAACGCCCAGTCGGGCCTCGTACGGCGACGTGCCGAATTACTGGGTACGATACCACTTGGTCGTGGTGGCATTGTAGAACCACTCATAGCAGGTTCCTGCGCCGGTCGCAGGCGGAATCGCCATGGCGGTGGGGCCGTTCATGATCGTGGTGCCGGACCCGGCCGTCAGGGTCAGCGCCGTGATGATCTGAGTCGAACACAGGCCGAGCAGCTGATTGTCGAGCAGGGTCGACGCTGCGGGGAACACGAAGGTCAGCGCAGCAAGCGTGCCGGCCGGTTCGATCTGGACGCGCCGGGTGCCGGGCAACACAGTGATCGATGTCCCGGTCAGGGGGACGCTATACTGGTAGGGGCCGGCACCGAGGGTCGAAATGTCGATGGCGACGGTCTGGGGTGCCTGACCAGATGGCAAATGAGTATCCGCCACGATGGTTTCGTTGCCGGTGAGAGCAGACGGGCCGGCCGGGACTGGAGAAGTGCAGGTCGGCGTGGTACCGGGCACGCCCGATGTTGCGTAACCGGCGCAACCAGCCGGGCCGCCGACGAGGGGAAAGCCGGGAAAGTAGCCGTCAGCAATCGCAGCACCGACGCCCAGGGCGAGGGCAGCGGCTGCTACCAGAGCGTAGAGGGAACGCTTCATTGTAGTCTCCTAGTAGTAGCCGGGACCAGCCCCGGCGATGCATCCGCAGGATTGCGGAATTGATTGCCAAACACGTCTACGTCCATCGACACTTGGTCATATGGGCTGTAGATTGGGTCATATTTGGCCATATTCTCTTCCACGGTGGGGAGACGCCCCATCGAGCGACGAATAAGCCGCATTCGTTCCGGTGAAATGCGCGTGATGGCGTCCGGAACCTTGGTCATAAACCGGTGGTTGGTCTTGATGATCTTGAACCCGCCTTGATACCGGGGCACAATACGATAAAAGTGGTGATCGAATTCTTTCACTTGCATCAGGCTCGACGCCCGCACGATTGCGGGGCCAGCTACGAGGGCCGCGAAGCCAGTGATAAAGGAACGACGGGCGATCATGCTAAAAGCCTCTGATAGCGAGCAGCGATGCGCTCAACACTCGGAAAATCTGCAACCTTCCACAGGACGTCGCCAATTTCTTCTATTACCTTGAAATCAGACGGCCGAAGGAACTTTAAGCCCCCGTCCAAAACCAACGGCGTCGCCTTCACCTGCATCAACGACCCGGCGCGCACGATCGCGGGTGCTGCGATCAGGGTCGCGAGGCCAGTGATAAAGGAACGACGAGCGATCATTTGGGAACGCCCCAACTTTTGTGCCTGAACCCACCCCACCCGGCGTATTCCATTTCGGAGCCAATCTTGTTCTGCTCGCTCTGTTCCTCTACTCGCAGCGGGTGCGTGACGTCACTCAGTGCCGCGTCGATCTGGTTGACGGTCTCGGTCACCTGCTGCAGGACCTGCGCGCCCAGCGTAACGATGGTGGTTCCCATAGCGTTGGGCTCGTACACCGTGACCTGGTTCATATTGAACCGGCGCTTGACCAAGGTTTCCGGTTTGCCGGACAACTGAACGGGACAGGTGAGGACGAGCCAAGTCATCGGTACCTCATGGGTCTGCCCCGAATGAAGCTGGACACCCGGCGACCCCTGCCATAGACCAGCACGATATTGCGATCAGTGGGTGGACGGCGCGTCGGGTGTTCTGCGATGCCGGGGTTCATTTCTTCACCTTGGCTTTGGCTGCCGGGGCTACGAACTCGATCTCCACGCTATGCGGGATCGGGGTGCCATTGGGGCCGGAATGTTCGTTCTTGTTGACCGGGTTGTAACGGTCGGGGCGCTTACCCTTCATGATCATTTGCATCAAGGGGTCGGAGTAGAGGGTGCGCTTGTCGACGGCCACGCCGTCTTTGTTGAACACCTTCTCGTCGTAACCGGTGGCGCGACGGGTGGCTTCGTCCTCCAGCACGTCGACGCCTGCCTCATGGGCGTGCTCGTACCGGGTAAAGAAATTTTCATTGTAGTCGTGGCGGAAAGTCGGGGACTTGGGGTCCAGGGCATCGCGCTCCGTCTTGGCATCATCGCGCCAGTTGAACACTGTGGCGCGATGGATGCCTGCGGCTGCTGCTGCCTTGGTGATGGACCAGCCTTGCGAGATCACTTCAAGAACCTTGTCCTCTACCGCCCGGTCCCGCTTGGCTACGAACTTGCCCAGGGTCTTGACGCTGGGGTGTAACTTGCGACTGGTCGCGGACTTTGCCAATTGGGGACTCTTGCGCGTGTGAAATGGTCGTGTTGGTTGACGGCGCTCAACCTACCACGCGCTGCCCCCTCCCCACAAGACTGGAACTGAATCACCACCCCTCCTGCATGGGTCTGCATGACTAGGAATTTGAAATCCATGCAGCCTTCGAGGCCCGTCCGACGGGGCCTCTCTTGGGTTTCTTATATTTTTTATATTTTATTATTAAAAAAGGGAAGAAAGCCATCCTCCCGCAGCGCTGCCATGCTTCTGCCGGCACTCGCACGAATACCCAAGAAATATAAGAAACCCAAGAGAAACCGCGTCGGACGGGGGTTTTCGTATGTGAGGGTCTGGTTGGCCCTCTCCCCTTCCCGCTTGACGGAGGGGAGAGGGCGTGCTCTTATCCAGAGCGCTTCGGAGTCAGGGTAAGGTCTCGGCAGATCAACCCCAGATCTCGGAAGCAAGACCACATCTAATCACGTCCCGCCTCTCTCGGCAAGGGAGAACTTTATGCCTCGTACTGTCGTCCTGTCATGGTTATTCCACATCACTGCCAAGCGGGATACGGTAATGGGTGAAGTTGTGACCAGGATGCGCAAACGACGAGACGCCCCTAATTTCTTCTCCACCAAGACCCGCATGCGAGAATATATGATCGTCAAGATGGGACTGGCCCCATATGTCATGGATACTTGCTTTGCTGATTTGTGGAAATCTTACAGGCAATACCTAAAAAATAGGGTAAAATTATGACTGATACCCAGGACCCTGACTTCGCTGTCGAGCCCGACCCTCGCACTGGTCCTTTCCTCGCCGAGTACAAGATGGTCGAACACCAGATCATCGAAGTCCTGATGACCAAGATCAACGAGCAAGCCAAGATGGGCTGGCGACTGGTCCAGGTCATCTACAACCCCGATCGCAAGATTGCATTCATGGAAAGGCTGACTCGCTGATGCCCATGCCCCCCATAATCAGCAAAAAAGCAGCTAGGGCTCAGGGCTTAAAGCGATATTATACTGGTGTTCCGTGTAAGCACGGTCACACCGCAGATCGTAGGGTATCCGATAGTGGGTGCCTTGGGTGTAAAAATCAACGGGAGCGCGACAGGCGAAAAAAGTCCGAACATCAGTCCAAGGAATTACAACGTAATCAGTTATACAGAACCCAGTTACGACACGATGTCTTATCCAATTATGGGGGCAAGTGTGCCTGTCCAGGGTGCGATATAGCTGAACCCCGGTTCCTTGGCATCGACCATATCGAGGGGGGAGGTCGAAAACATCGTAAAGAAATAGGTAGCGGCCCCGGACTTTATGTTTGGTTAAGGAATAACGACTACCCCAAAGACAAATTTCGTCTTCTGTGCCACAACTGTAACCACTCGTACGGCCATTATGGCTTCTGCGCACATGGGGTCTCCAATGGCAAAGTCTAGTCAACTCGTATTACAAACCCATGCCTGGGCAGAGAAGCATGGGTTTAAGGTGGTGGCTTTACACAAACAGTCCAAGGCTGCCGTTGGTAGAGACTATGTAAAAACCGACTATCAGTCCCCCTCTGCGGACCACTGGAGGAAATATGACCAAGGAATTGGAATCGTCACTGGGCCGCTACATTCTGGTCCAGTGGATTTCGATCTGGACTGTGAAGAAGCTGTTTTCTTTGCTCCTTTTTTCTTACCGGCTACGTCCGCCGTGTTTGGTCGCGCCAGCAAACGACGATCTCACTACTTGTATAAGGCCACGTGTACTTCCTTCGACAAGATTGCTTTCTCAGACCCCGTTACTAAAACTACAATCGTCGAAGCCCGGGGAGACGGGGGTCATCAGACTTGCGCTCCAGGTTCTATACATGAGCAAACCGGGGAGCTTATTGAATGGGATAACGTTGCATTTCCAGACGTCACGGACATCGACGTCGAAACGATCCAGCGTTCGGTCAAGAAGATCGCAATATCCACGCTGCTGGTAAGGTACGCGTGGGGCGCTGGCACCCACAACGAGACCACCAAGAACCTCGCCGGGCTGCTCTATTATCTGGAGTGGCCGATAGAGGAAACCATTCAGCTTATCGAAGCCTTGATGGCATGGGACGACGACGATGACAAATCCCGCATACCAACAGTACGGGCGACTTATAAACGCGGTGAAGCAGGTAAGAAGATCGCAGGCGCTGGGGTTCTCCGAAAGCAACTTAACAACGATCCTGTCGTGGATAAGATACTCGAATGGGCAGGCTCTTCTACGGTTAACTTGCTGCAGGAGTACAATGATCGTTACGCCGTTGTCTCGGTCTCTGGTAAGTTTCGTATCGCGGAGACCGCCAACGGCCCCGGCGAGCCCCCCATCTTCTACCAGAAGGAGGACTGGCTCAACCTGAACTTCACCGACAAGATGGAGATAATCGATGACAAGGGTAAATCCAAATCTGTTCCTAAGGCTGCCGTCTGGCTCAACTCACCCCGACGCCGACAGTACAAGACCGTCGACTTTCTGCCCGGCGACGACGAGTCCACTTCCGTTCTCAACATTTGGGGAGGCTGGGCCGTTGAGCCCACCAAGCCCGGTCGCAACGATTCTGGGTGCACTGCATTCCTGGAATTACTTAGCGACGTGATTTGCGGCGGCGACCCCGAACTGAACCGCTGGATGCTGCACTGGTTCGCCCATATCGTGCGCGAACCGATGAAGAAATCATTGACGGCCCCGGTGATAATCGGCGTCGAAGGGGCGGGTAAGTCCCTGATGCTAGCCTACTTCGGTAAGATATTAGGCCCGGCCTACACGGTAGTCACCAACGAAAAGCACATCTACGGTCAATTCAATTCCCATCTGGCCACCACGCTGCTGCTACACTCCGAGGAAGCCCTGTACGGTGGCGATCAGCGCCATGCTTCGATCATCCGTTCACTCATTACCGACGAGAAACGGATGTGGGAGCCGAAGGGCATCGACGCCCGACAGGTCAAGAATTACCTGCGCCTGATCCTGCTGTCCAACAAGGACCGCGCAGCCCCCGTGATGCCCGGCGACCGCCGTTATACCGTCATCAATATGAAGGCGCGCAAGGTGTCCGACGAATTGTTGGCCCGCGTTCTGGCCGAGTTTGATTCAGACGGCCCGGCCGCACTGTTTCACTATCTGATGACTATGGATTACGACCCGGTGCTGCCCCGCATAAACGTCAAGAACGACGACCTGGCGCAGATGAAGGCCCACAATTTCACGCCGCTGGAGGACTGGTGGTACGGCACGCTGCAGTCCGGCCAGATTCTACCGGACCCGTTGAACTGGGCAACCATACCTGACGGCGAAGCCTGGCCCTCGGTGGTGGCCTCACCGACGTTATATGCCGCGATGGCCGTCGATCTCAAGGACAAGTCGACGCGATACGTGCCCAACGACACAGCCTTTGCGCTCGAAATGAACAAGATGTTGGGCATGAAATTGCAACGCGCCCAGCGGTCGTTCGACAACCAACTTGCCGGCGCTACCGGCATGCCGCAGATGTGGACCAAACTCGGCAATCGCCAGTACGCCATCATCAATCTGCCTGATCTTGAGACCTGTCGTCGCGCCTTCGAAGCCTACGTCGGCCAGCCTCTAGACTGGCCCGAGGACGAACCTGATAAGACCCCCGCCTTCATGAAGAAAGACAGCAAGAAGGACAAGCCCCATGAAAGATATTGATAGGATGAAGCTGGCGGAACAGACATATCGCGACATGCCCCAATTATTGGAGCAACATCGCGGATACGAGGGGTCTACATGGGAGGCCCTATCGCCACGTGGTCGCAAGCCGTTTTATTACGTGGCTGATGTGGCCATAGCTTACGCTGGCACCCTCCGCGCGCCAGAGGCCGACAAGGGGGAGGTGGTGCCTGTGGCGCACGTCAATGGGGTAGACCTTACTGATACCGATTTGCATAATTTCGCGACATACGCTGAGAGCATGCGAAAGCAACGGTGCGGGCCCTTACTTACGGTATCTGTCGAAGGCGGCATCATGATCGAAAGGCTGATTACCGAAATCAATCGGTTGAGGCCTTATGAGGTGGAGCTTCGTCGAATCGCAGACGACCTCGGTGAGCCAAATGATCCGTTTGCAGCATGGGAGAAACTCGCACCCGCCTCCCCCGCCGCAGCCCCGGCGGCCAAGCCGTTCGCCTATGTGCCGCTGTCCAAGTCGCACGGGCACGAAGGCGAGCCGATCTGGCGGGAAACCCGGCGCACCCTCGATAACAACCCATGGCCTGACAATCTCATGATGCCGCTCTACGCCGCCCCGCCGGCTGCAAGCGCGGATGCGGTGAGGGCGCGAGCAAAGGAACTTGCCGAAAGAATTGTTTCGACGGCGCGCGAGACGGACTTCACCTGCGAGCTACGCTTTGATTACTCTGAAGCCGTGGAAAGTGCGATTGAAGATTTGGTGTCCGCCCTCTCCACGCCAGTAGCCGCCGCAGATGCCGCGATGCGGGATAAAGGAGGCCCCGATGCCTAACTGTCGTCTTCGCTCCCCCGTTCACCGTTGCTGGCAGTATCTGTCCGGCACTAGCATGTTGGAATGGCCGATGTGGGTCGTCAGCCGCACTCGCTACACCGCGAACGGTCTAGTGGTCGACCGCAGCACCGGGGCGCAAGTCGTGGGATATGGCGACTGGCTGGTCCACGATCTGGACAAGACCGACTTGCTATGGTATGATGAAAAAACCTTCAAGAAGGAAATGGAGCTTATATGACGCCCAGGATCAAGGTTATCTGGACCGATGAACTTATCACCATGCTGCGCAGGCTCCATTCCGAGGGACTGTCGGGCTCTCAAATCGCCTCCATGATACCTGGGGCCACCCGCAACGCCATCATTGGCAAGATACACCGGCTGGGCCTAACCCAGTCCGACGTGTCTGGTCACAGACGCAAGACCTCCAAGTCATTCAGACCCCCGCGTCCCTCAGGCAACAGGGGCGGATTCGGGGCCTTCAACATCCAGAAGCCCCTTACTTCCATTCCGTTCGTCGCGCCCGTTATTAACCCGCTCGACCCTGACAAGATTTGTCATTATGACGACCTAGGCCCTGGCCGGTGTAACTGGCCGGTGGACGTCGAGGGTCGGACCAACATGTACTGCGGCGGCGACGTCGACCCCGACAAGTTCCGAGCCGTATACTGCAAGGTCCACGGGTTCAAGGCTACCAACCGCCGCAACGACCCTATCAGCAAGCAAATCAAGCCGGGCAACATGACGCGGGGATTGGGGCGTTAAATGCTTCTGGTTCCTGACCCCTTCGACCCTCGTTTCCTCGATTTTGGGGACCAGCACGAGTATAAGATTTATGGGGACGACCATGCCCTTACCTTCGCCCGAGTTGATCAAATTGATTATCAATGGGCAGTTCGGTGGCGTTGGAACGTTACTTTCGACAAGCACGGAAAGAAGCCCTACTTTCGCATAACGGTGTCTGAGACCGGCCGACCTGACTATACCGTCTACCTTCACGTGGAAATTCAGAAGCGAAAAGGCGAACCCCAGCCACCTCACCATACGATATCGGACCATCTTAACGGAGATAGTTCCGACTGCCGAAGATTCAATCTTGGTTGGGCTACTCCGTCGATGAATCGCCGCAACATCTTTGGACAGGGATACATGAAGCTATGACCAGCACCCAGCACACCGGCCGCACCTGTAGCGAAGCGGAAGCCGACGCGCAGACCGACCGCGTCAAGGCCATCATGGTCGACCAGAACCTCGACTGGCACCAGGCACTGGACGTGTATATCAACCTCAAGTTGATCGAGGACGGCGTTCCCGCTGCGCGGCTGTGACCGATAACACCACCGATCTCCGCCAACGTCTTTTGCTCTGGCATCGCGTCCTCGCGCAGATGTCCGGCACGCTGTCGCTGTCGTATGGCGGATCTGGCCTGAAGAAATCTGCGCTGGATGAGTGGGCCACGCGCCTCGAAACCGTAGCCCTCGACATGCGTTCCATCACCAGCGTGGCTAATTCTAGACTTGACATCGACCAGCGCGCGGTGCTACGCTCTGCAGCGCGTACGGCGCCTCTAGGTCATGAAACGGAGGGCGCGATGTTCTTCGGCAAGGAGAAGCGTGATGAAGTAGAGATCAAGGACCCCGCCGCACAAAGAACCGGCGGGGTCCACTCTGCTAAGGCAATGCCGAAGAAAGCAACACGGAAAACAAGAATTGAAAAATGAATAGACCCCCCTCCAAGTTCAAGCAGATGCGCAACGCTATTGACGCCGCGGAACTGGCGCTGGGGATGGCCGATGCTAGTCGGTTGGCCAAGTTGTTCGAGGACTCCAGCGACGACATCAAGGTCAATATCAGGATAGAGCTTCGCACTCTTCGCCTGATGGCGTCGGCGTACAGGGAGATGAACCGCATCATCAACGACCCGGCTTTCGAGAAAGGTCGTTGATGCCCCGTCGTCCCATTGAGCGCAACTATTCCGAGTCCCCGGACGTTTCGACCGAGGTCGCCTACGCGATTTGCCGCAACATCTACGCGACGAAGCTTGACGATCCGTCCACCTTCATCTGTCTGTGCCAGAAGCGTGGCCGCGGCCAGACCTGCGCGCAGATGAACATCGCGGCGCTGGACGTGGTGCAGACCATAGTCAAGTTCATGGGAGAGAAGAAATGAGAATGGCTCGCAAATATAGAGTTTGCAGCCACGTGGGAGGCGTTCGTAAGAAACTAGCGCGTATGTTGGTTAAAGTACTGGCAGACGAAGGGATACAAGCACGATGTGACCCTAAAAACTTGTGGCCAGCGCAAGGATATTGGAGACAGGTAGAGCAAGACGTTATGTCTTGGGAAGGTCAATTAGAAATATTTGTACACGGCAAGTGGTCGACTCGTAGTTTAGGGTCTTGGGATCGTATGACATCCTGTGTGCGCGGGTTTACGATAAGTCCAGACGGGTTTGGCTTCGAAATTAATGCGATACAGGAATTGGCCCCTAGTCAGCGATTTGGTAAATAAAAATGTCCCTTAAGCAGTCTCCCATGTCCTCTGCCGACAAGGCCGTCCACGAGGTCATGTCCTCGATGCCGCTCGAACCGGGCCAGATGCTGCTGCTCGGGCCGAAGTCCGTCGCGATCCTGTCGACGGAGGGAGCGTTCAAGGGGAATCTGCCGGACATGATGGTCTTTTCGCGCGAGGAATGGGAAAAAGGGTCGTTCATGGGAACGGACGCCCGGCCGAATTTTGGTAAAGGCAGGAAAGCGACGAGGAAATAGATTTGCGGTTTGGCTCGCATGAACGTTTAACCGCTAGATATGGAGGCCGCTATGCAATGGCGTTACGAGATACAGACTGGGCCGAACGGTGAGCAAGACTACGCTTGGGTCTATGAACCCGGAGGAGCCATGGTCTGCACCGCGAAATTGCATCATGCGTTCATGATCGTCGGCGGGATGAACAACGTCGATTTTTTGAGCAGTCAGCTATCGTTGGCAAACGGGATGATCGACGAACTGAAGGCCGAAACCTCCGATGAATTTGAGAGCCGGCTAGATCACCAGAATCCGTACAAGCAGGGTTGTGATCCGGCGTTGGCCCACAACCCCGTAAGCGAAGGCATGAAGCGAACACAGGAGATCATGCAAGGCGGTGTCGATATGGGCCGCCCCGCTTGCGGTCAAGGTGACGAGTGGGGCCGCAAGCCGACCGATGAGCGCTACGGGGAGCCTAAGTCATGATCGACGACGCGCGCTTAGCGGAAGCCATCAAGAAGATGCGCAAGCTGCGGCTGGTTGATAGCATTCCGATCAAAGATGCCGGGCCGCCTGCGACCACGTTCCTCGCGGTGATGCAGAAGGGGCTTGGCGGTATCTACGAGGACGCCGCGCTGGAATACGTCTTTCGGCGCTTCCTGAAATACTATGAGACCACCCCAGCGGTCACTTCGAAAGACCGCAATACTCCTTCCAAGTAATACTTGACACGTTCCTCGCCTTGTGGTTTTCTGTGCAAGTCAACCACGGCGCGGAATTCCCGCCCCACCAAACAGGAGTTACAAATGGCCGCGATCCATCATCAGACTTTGAAGAAAGCCAAGTCCTTCGGTATCGTCCTCACCGTCGAGGACAACGACGTCGTCGCCACCAAGGACGGCGTGCAACTGGCCAGCGGGCTGCAGGGCAACAAGGTCCTCGAAGCGGCCATTGCGAAGCTGACTCCGGAAGTCAAGGGCGCCGTCACCGGCCGCACCACCAGTACCACTTCCCCAGTTACTGAGATCGCCAAGGACGGCGTCAAGGTCAAGCCCACCAAGGTTTCCAAGGTCGTCGAGCTTTCCCCGGCCGAACTGGCTGCCAAGGAAGCTGCTGAGGCCGAGGGCTGGAAGGCCTTGCGCGCTGGCGGCTTTGTCCGCAAGACCCCCGGCGAAGAGACCGACTACTCCGAGGCCAAGACGTGGGCCGAACTCTGCGAAGAGCAGGATATCGAAGTCGAGCAGGAAGAGGCCGAAGAAGAGGAAGCCCCCGCTTCCGTGATAAAGGACAAATATAAAAAGATTTACGCGCAGACCGCCGTGAAAGGTACCTGCGGCGACGACCTCGCAAAGCAATTGCGCGAATATCTGATGGTCGACACCGAGGACGGCCCGCGCATCGACAAGAAGAAGCTACGCAAATGGGCCGAGGCCAACGGGGTCTGGGTCGCGGCCTACGGGTCGATGAAGGTCGGCATGATTGCCATGAATACTCGAAACCGTCTGCGCGGTAATATGCGCAAGGCCGAAAAAGCCGGTGAAGTGTTTGAGGTCCAATGGCCGTAAAGTCCAAAAATAAACCTACGTTTATTAGTAGGCCCGTGGCGGAAGCTGCGGGCCTTAAACGCTTTTACACTGGACAGAAGTGTCCCCAAGGGCACGTAGCTGAAAGGTACGTAAAAGACAGTAAATGTGTGGTTTGTAAAGGGATAAGACATTCAGCATTTGTAGCTAGGACAGGATACAATTGGCATAAACTAAATCCCGAACGTAGACGCGCTAATGATAATACCCGGTATGCCAAAGACCCCGATAGAATAAAAAACAAAAACAAGTCGTACCATGAAAAACACCCAGAAATCCGCAGAGCAATAAGGCGTCGTAGGCGGGCCAGAATTTTGGCCGCTGAGGGGGACCACACCCCCAAGGACATTAAGGATTTGTTTGATAAACAGAAAGGCTTATGTGCTGGCCCTCATTGTCGAAAAGATATCAGTACCAAATACCAGATAGACCACATGGTTCCTATAACCAGAGGGGGTTCTAACTGGCCCAGTAATTTACAACTTCTGTGTTTCCACTGTAATAATTCTAAGCACACTAAGACTAACGAGGAATGGTTAGAGTTTATTAAACTACCAAGATTGACACGTTGGGACGGGCGTGCTGTAAAGATTAATGAGGGGCCTAAATCTGGAGAGTCTATCATGGTTGCTAAAAAGGCCAAAAAGGAATCCGCTTCGGTGGTTGATACCGAAAAGTTCAACTACGAGACGACCAAAATTCGCGGGGTCGACGGCAAGATCCGCCATTCGCGCGGCAATCAGGACGCCATTGCCAAGGCTCTTCTTGTGTTCATCGCCGGAGGTGGGGATATCAAGAAGGTAATCAAGGCTAATGGTCTTTCGGACCGCATGAAGGGTCGCGAAGGAATGAACGCCGGCTTGTTTCGGATGACAGCGTCGGTGATGCTCCGCAAGCTGGTCCGCGACGGCACCCCGGTCGAGATCGGCGACATCACGGTCAAGAAGCTGGACCAGGTTGTCAAGGTGCCGGCCGAAGTCGAGAAGCCGGCGCGGAAGGCTCGGGTCGCGAAAGCAGCTTAGACCTCGCAACGGGTCTTACTAGGCTAACTGGGGCAGGAAAGACTATAATCCGGTCGCTCCGGATGAATGCTTTCCCCATACGCCAGCCAGCAACCGGGTTTGATGCCCGGTCTTAAACGCCGTCAGTTTCCCTCCAAGGGCTGGCGGCGTTTCTGTATTCCGACTTGCTGAATCGTCTCAGTGTGCTAGGGTGTCTCTCCACACAATAGGAGGTTTGGTATGCGCGGATATGCTAAAGAGACAGAAGTGAAGGTTGGAATTCAGGTCGATTTGGATGGAGGTTTCACGTGCGTCGAAGCCTGTCGGACCACGATCCACAAGGATGAACACGGCCTGTATTTCGAGTGTTCCGAGGGGAAACACTACCTGGACGGCCAGCTTGAAGACGGCGAGTACATCGGTCTGTCTATTCCGACTTGACGGCTCTAGTCTTTTATGGTCTTCTCCCTTTAGGTCCGACGCGGCGTGTACTCTTAGCCCCCAAGCCCCGCGCCGCCCGGACCGATCGCTCCCCGGCAGAACGTCCCCTCTGCCGGGGAGTATCAAACAGGAGTTGGAAGATGAAGACTAGGTTCGAGATCATTACTGCGGCTTTCCCTCTCCACGCACAGGTCATAGCGGAACGGGTGTATGACTATCAGACCAAAATTACTGATGGCCCTGTAATGCTCGAATGGTTCATGACCCACCCCGCCAAATACGCCAGCCCCCAGTATATTATTTCCACGTCGTTCGTGTGGGGGCTGACCCCCGAGGGTGTTGAATACTGGGCGCGTCTTGCTGGGGAGTGCGACTTTTGACCGTCTATACCGTTCACGTTCTGCGAGACGACCACGCGGCCAACATGGCTGACTGGGGCAACGTGGTGCCGGTGAACCACCGGTTCATTTTCCCCGACGAACTGGCCGTCGACGGCAGCCTGCCCCCTGCCTTCATCAACAATATGGAGCGCTGCGCGCGAAACTTCCGACAAGGTGTCGATTACGTCGTGCTGTCCGGGGACCAGTTACAGCTTGCGGCGTTCTGCTCGATCCTTTCCCACCGGCACGGCTGGTACAACGTCCTGAAATTCGAGCGTCGGGAACAGGCCTATTTTCCCGCGCTCGTTAGAAGTTACGATCTTGTGCGTGGTGCACGGGACGTGGTAGAAGAGAAACCTCAAACAGGAGTTAAAGATGGCGAAATCAGCAGCGAAGGTCGCGGAAGCGAAGCCTACTACCCCCGCAAAAACTACCACGGACCAGATACCTAAGGTCCCCTCCACTCTCCCCGCGTCGCTCGTCAAGTCGCTGCCGGTCAGCGTCGAGATCATGAAGCACGTGCGCGAGATCGAGAAGCTGATGCCGAAGCTCCAGCGCGAGATCAACCAGGCCGTGAAGAGCGGCACCACGCCGACCGCACGGGCTTTCGTGGTGATGCACCGGATGCGTGACGCCGTGCGGTCCGGCGAGGGTAAGGACAAGTCCATTTTCAAACCGTTCATGGATATGTACGAGACCCTGAACAAGGTGACCCTGCCCAACATGCTGGAAGTCGACGGCGTGACCAACGTGCCGCTGGCCGAAGGTTTTCGGGTGCAGATGGCGTCGCCGTTCTACGCCTCCGTCAAGAAGGACCAACAGGCTGCGGCCTACGAGTGGCTCAAGGCCAACGGCCTGGGCGATCTGATCAAGGACACCGTCAATTCGTCGTCGCTGGCGGCCGGGCTCAAGGGCCTGCTCGAAGACAAAAACATCGAGGCCCCCGCCGAAATCTTCACGGCAGACTACGTGCCGGCCATGTCGGTGGTGAAGACATGAGCAAGATCAAGATTTCGATGTGCGCCGAGTGTAAGGGTAAAGGCACCAAGCTCACGTTCGCCTCTAACGGCGTCGAAGTTGATGCTAGGGTTTGCGTCGAGTGCAAGGGTACCGGCAAGATCATCAGTAGTTTCCGAGGTTCACGCAGGACTGGGCAATTCTGCCCAATATCAAGAAGGACTTAGACTGCCATGGCGAAGACAGCAACCAAGATGGCCACCCCGGCCCCCAAGAAGCCCGACCCGAAGCCTGCTCCGGCGAAAGCTACGTCGGCCCCCCGCGCCTCCGTCCCGGCAACGGTGAAGCCCCGGAACGAAGTCGCGGACCCCTCTCTCGCGAACGTGCCGGCTTTCATGCAGCAGGACGTCGGCATGGGGCTCGACAAGATCGGCAACGACGATCTTGAAATTCCCCGGCTCAAACTGATCCAGGGCATCAGCCCCGAACTGCAGGAGTACAACGAACTGCGCGCCGGCAATTTTTTCCACACGGCGGCCGAAATGATCTTCGACGAACCGTTCCGGGTCGTCCCGATCTACGTGCAGAAGGAATATATCCTCTGGAACCCGATCGACAGCGGCGGCGGCATTCTGGCGCGGGCTTCCGACGCCATTCACTGGTCGCCGTCGACCGGCGAATTTGACGTCAAGCTGGACAAGTCGCAGGGCGGCGCGAAGGTCAAGTGGACGCTCAAGCCCACGGTCGCGCAGTCCGGCCTCGCCAACTGGGGGACGCAGAACCCGGCCGACAAGGACAGCCCGCCCGCCGCGACGCTGATGTACAACTTCCTGTTCGGCTTCCCCGATCACCCGGAACTGATGCCGGCCGTGTTCACGTTCCAGCGGTCGTCGATCAAGGTCGGTCGCAAGTTCCTGACCAAGTTGAAGACCGTCCGTACCCCGATCTTCGGCACCGTCTACTCGGTGACGTCGACCGACATGGGCAGCGACAACAAGTCCTACAAGGTACCGGTGATGTCCGGCGCGGGCCTGGTCGACTCCGAGGCGATGTACAACGATTTCAAGGCCATGCACGAGTCGTTCTCGGTCAAGGGCCTGAACATCAAGGACATCGACTCGCTGGCCGACGAGGACGGCAAGAACGCGGCCGACGAGGACGGCGACGACGGGAAGCCGAAGTACTGATCGGTACAAGAACGGGAGCGACGCCGGCCGGCGTCGTGACCCCAGCTTCGCAGTGGGAATTGCTAGCATAGTACCACTGGGAGCGGAGAAGGGAGACGGTGTACTTGCGGTGCAAGCCGTCTCCCTACTTTCCGAATAGTTTGTTTTCGTGGACGTCGGGCCACTAGGGTGGGGAGGATATCTTGAACCTCTCGGGATGCTGACAACGCCAGTGACTTCCTAGTAGTTGCCCAACAGGACAGGTGTGCGGGTTCGATCCTCGTCCGCGCCCGGCGTCCTCGAAAACAAACAAGAGAACTATCATGGTGGTGGTTCGCAAACGTCCCAAAGTTGGGAGATATACAATGCCTGAACTTACCGAAGAGCAGTACGAGCACGTCGCCCTGATACTGTCCGAACTGGCACCCGTCGTCGACGACCTGAACGACAGCCCGGCAAATTTCGTGCGCGACCAGATCGCGCGGCACGAGCAGTATGGCGCGCGGATGTTCATGTCGCCGAAGCAGATCGCCTGGCTCGAACGCCTCCACGAGGAACACGTCGGCACGGCGTCGCACGCGCAGCCTTCCGACTTGACAGACGACGTCGGGCCCGGGTCAGATGGACCCGATACGAGCGATCCCCGCTTCAATGGTGAAGCGGACGACGTACTGTTCTAGGAGGATGCAATGCGAGAGATTATCAGCCACCGGGTCAATCCGGCGAACGACAAGATTTCAATCCACGTGATCGACGAACCCGGTGCCGGGGGAGCCAATCATGAATACGACGTGCTGATCCCCAATCGGGATAATATGCGCATTTCGTTTCAGAACGGCCCCATCGCCGAAAACGGCGTCAACGGCATCACGCAGGAAGTGCTGCTGGCCATCGTGATCGATCGGCTGGAGTCGTTCCAGAAGGGGTCGTTCACCTGCCGCGAAAACGCGATGGCGTTGACCAAACTGGAAGAAGCCAAGCTGTGGCTGTTCAGACGCACGATGGAGCGCATGACGCGCGGCGTTGAAGGCACCAACAAGGTCTGAACCAGAAAGCGTCGCGATGCCTAATATCAACAACAAGACCCTTCGCGACGCAACCTGGAAACAGGTTTACCGCTATACTGGGGCCAAGGTGTCGTTCATCACCTACGCCTGCGAGGAAATTCCCGGACTCACCATCACGAAGGACATGCTCGGTGCCAAAGTCGTCAAAACCACGTACACCGTCGCCGGCAAAGCCACGGACAGTCCGACGCAAGCCGTCCGCGACTACAACGCCCACCAGAGAGCCCAATCTGGCCGACAGGAAGTACCGGGAAGTCCTCGCGCGGCTGGACTCAGATGAACCGCTCATTTCGCTGGACACCGAGACTTCTGGCCTCGATTGGCGCGTGCACCATATTGTCGGCTACGTATTTGCTTTCTCCGCGAGCCCCGACGATAGTTATTACATTCCTGTTAGGCATGCTGGTCGGAACAATGTTGGGGGTCATGCTGGTCCATCGACTGCCACTGGCTGGGACGGCGAAACCCTTGCGCATGGGGAAGCGGAACTCTTACGGCTGTCTATGCGGAAGGGACTACGATACGTAGGCCACAATCTGTCGTTCGATCTCAAGTTCTTGTATCGGGTCTGCGGCACGGCGGCGTTCGATCCCCAATACGAAGACACCATGATCAACGAACCGTTGATTGATGAACATGCCGGCAAATTCAGCCTTGAAGCCTGCTGCCTGCGGCGCGGGGTTCAGGCCAAAAAGAGCCATATGATGTACGACCACATCCACAAGCTGTTCCCCGAGGTGCCGGCCGCGGCGTCGTCGATGGGACACTTCTGGCGACTAGACGCTGAGGACTCGGTGGCGATTGAATACGCCGAGGGCGACGGCACGTCGACTTGGCAACTGCGCGACGCGCAGATGGAAGAAATGCTGCGGCAAGATGCAGAACATTACAAAGCAGACATCTTGGATTGGCTGGGTACTGCACCTAGGGTATGGGATGGGGACGAAGAGCGCGACGCGATAGGGCGGGAGTGGTTTGATCTTCCTGAGAACCACAAACTTCCCACCCTGCGCCGCGTCCACGGCATCGAGTCCCGTCTGATCCGCGTCCTAGCGCGCATGACCTGTAAGGGTCTGCGCACCGACCGCAAGGCCGTCCAGAAGCTTTACGACGGCCTCACCAAAAAGATCAACGGTTTGATGGAGAAGCTGCCCCCCGGCGCGTCGGTGCGCTCGCCGAACGACGTCAAGGCCTGGTTGATGGTTAACGGCATTACGAGCGGTTGGCCCCTGACCCCCAAGCGCAAGCAGCCGTCGTTCACCGAGGATTACCTCAAGACCGTAGCGCCCGGTCGCGACATCCTCGACATTCGCCACCTGTCGCACATGCGGGACAGTTTCATCGCGCCGCTGTTGGAAGAACAC